AAACACGCTCATGACCAAATTCATATAGGGTGTCATCATTAACTTCTTTTTTCAGATTCGCACTAAATTCAATACTCATAATATTCTCCAATCTAATTATATCAGAAAATATAAGATTACTCCTACTAAAAGGTGATAATAAAATTAATCAGTAAAATAATAATAATAACCTTAATAAGGACAAATAAATGAATCGAAGACAAATCCTAGCATCATTAAATAAAATAGCTAATGAACTAGATAATAAAGGTTTATATAGACAAGCTACTTCAATTACCGGAGTAATGAAAAGATTAGTCGTAGCAGACGAATTCAATATATTGGACGAATCAAACGAAACACCTGAATCACCTTCTGCTACAAACGAGCAAAACACAAATCCAGAAAAAGAAAAATATATGGCAGATGTTTTGGGCAAGAAAATATATACACGATTATTACGTCAAGACCTTGAAGGTTTGGGAGATCAAATCACAGTTAAAGAATATTTAGATCTTTATGCTGGTCAAATAAAAGCAGAAATCGATTATTACACAAGACCAGATAAATATGACCCGAATAGAGATATTCAAAAAGATTTTGATTACTATCTAAATGGGCAAATGAATAATATTACGAAAAAATTAGGTTTAATGGACATTCCTAAAGAACCAGTATCAGATTATTTAAAATCTAAAATCTTTCCACTGCAAAATTATTTGAAAGATAAAATCAATAAACTTGATCAAATAAAAGGATAAAAAAATGAATAAAAAACAAATCATAGCATCATTAAATAAGATAGCTAATCATTTAGATAATACAGGTTTACATAGAGAAGCTACATCTCTTACAAATGTTATGAGAAAAATAGCTGATAAACCACTATTTATGGAAGATGATGAGCCTATGTTTGGTAAAGGCGAATTTTTTCCAGATGAAGAAATGAAACCAAAATCTCCTAAACCACAATTATCAGGTGGCGGAGCAGGACAACCACCAAAACCACCATATTGGGATAGTTTTGAAGAAGATGAAGAAGAAGATTTAATTAACGATAAACAAATAATTCCTGATCTTATTAAAGATAAAAAAGATAATAAAGATTATCCGATCATGGAAGAAGAAGACGAAGATATCCTAAATCCATACAATTACTAAATTATGAACAAATATAGCAAATATTATAACAATGATACTTATAAACCTGGCGGAATTAGAACTAAGTTAGAATTCTATAGATGGATGATGAATGATAGGTTAAAAAATCTAAATGAAGCTAGACAAGCCTTATCATCTGATGAATCAAATACTAAATTACAAAATGAAGTAGATAAGCTAGAACAAAATTATATGGGATGGCTAAATCAATATCAAGAATTTAAAAAAACACCTAATAATGACCCAGAAGTGATTAAAACAATTTTTGATTCCCTAGTTGAATTATCTAAACATGATGTCCCAACACAATTATATATGTACTTAAGCGAATTAAAAAATATCACAATTACAAACTCTGATATTAATTACTTAATAGATATATTTAGTACACAAAAAGAAACATTTGAAAAAACATATTTTGATGATGTTGCTGATAATGTAGATGAATCAAAATCAAGAGCAGAAGCAGAAACCGAAATGTTCTCACCAAATATGAACAATTTTAATGAAGCTCTCAACAGAAGAATATCCAAAAATTATAATAAAATTGTCAAGTTAGCAGCTTATTATGATCAAACCGAACAATACAAGAAAGCAGACCGAATTACTTATATTCTTACAAATTATATAAAGTAATTATACCCAAAGGAAAAACAAATGAATAAAAGACAAATTTTAGCATCTTTAAATAAGATTGCGAATGAATTAGATAATAGTAGACTTTATGCAGAAGCTAGTACAGTTACAAAAGTTATGAAAAGATTAGCTTCTGATATGGATGCTTTTAAAAAAGATCCTGATGGATTTATGACTGATCGAATAGATTTACAGTCTTCTGACAACCTTTTTGAAAAGTATAAAGCAAATAATAATAATAATAATGTTATTGATGCATTAAATGAAGCTATACAGGATATGGAAGATATGGTTGGTATTTCAATTTCAGAAGAAGAACTTAATAGAGTAATAGAAATCAAGAATGAACTTGAGAGAATACTGAATTAAACAGCCACAAATAAAAAGGAAAAAAATATGAATAAAAGACAAATTCTAGCATCCCTAAATAAGATTGCTAATGAATTAGATAATACAGGCTCATATAAAGAAGCTACATCAATCACCGGAGTTATGAAGAAAATAGCTCAAAGTATGCCACCGGAATTAGCTGTCATGGAACCAAAAAAAGAAGAATACGGAGATAGAAATAAAAACGTCGTAAGAGAAATTATGGAAAAAATTGCTAGATTACTAAGAGGTAATGAAGCAGCAAAACAATATTTCCGTGGTGGTAATTTACAATCTTTAGTATTAGCTATTCTTGATGTCTTAGAAAGCGAAGGAATGCAAGAAGCTATTTCAAAACTAAACCAAGACTTAAAAGAATTCGGTGTGTCGGTTGGATCAGAAGCTTTAGGTGCCTTATTTAATCAATATCTTTCAAATAAGAGAAGCAAAGAATAAATATAGATATATAAAAAAGAGGGAGAATAAAATCTCCCTCTTTTTTTTGTCAGATCCTAATAATCTATGATAATATATATACATGACAGATCAATTACTTAAAACCAAATATACAACAGATGAGCTAAATGAAGCTATAACAGAACAAGGTATAGTAAAAGCATTCGAACAATATAAAAACAATGCTGGTGCCGCTAATATGACCGCTTTTTTAGATCAATGGCAATCACTCGTAAAAAGAATGATCGAAGGCTATAAGAATAATATTGGGGTGGCTATAGCTGAAGAAAAATATAAAAGAAATAATCCATTCTGGGATCCGAGAGATTAAATAAAAAAGGGAGAATTTATTCTCCCTTTTTTGTAATAAATTATTTACTTTTACCACATTTAGAGCACATGGATGAATAAGGACTTGTTTTATTTCCACAATGTTCACAAAATAATTGTCCTCGATCGAATTCTAAATATTCTTTTTTTTCATCTTTAGTACCAGGTCTCCAAGAAAAAGCTTCCTCACTATTTGGATCTTTTTGCTCTACCCCTACAGAATAATCAAAAGGTTTCCCCGCTCCAAAATTACCACAAGCACCACACATAGATGAATATTTGCCCATCTCTTTACCACATTTAGTACAGAATAAATCTACATCGGCAATTTTAACAAATAAACTGTGCAACTTTGATGCTTCTCTATTACCAACTCTCTCTAACTCTAAAATAACCTTGTTTAAATCTTTTAATATTTTATAAGACATTTACATTTTCCTCATTGTTAAAATCTAACATATTGATATTATATTTTATTCTAAGATCATTATAACAATTCATTGCTATCTCTCCAATAAAACTTAAATCCTTGTCAGAACTCGAATAAGGAATTCTACAAATATTAATCTCATGTTCTTCACAATATTTATCTTTAATAGCATCGTTTCTAATAGTATCTTCTAAATTCTTTTGTTTTGCTTCAGGAGTGGATCCAAAAATAGCCTTTCTGTGACCGTCTCCATCTACTTCGATTACTAGATTAACAATTGGAATATATACATCACATTTGAGCGGGTTTATATTTCTAAGACCTGGAAATGGATGCTGAGGGTTAAATTCTATATTATTTTCTTTTAATATCTTTTTTAAATACAATTCACCTTTAGATTCATTACATATTGGACAACCCGAACCTCTTATATGAATATAAGGTCTTTGATAAAATACAGTATTACAATCATTACATTTTATTTCTAACGGTATACTATAATTTTCATAATATGATCCACTATAATCATATTTATATCCATGAACTTTTATTGATTGTTCTATAAACAATGGTGTATCTTTAGTTTTTTTAATTATCGATTTATTTATCGCACATCCTTTACAGAGATAAAACTCATTTATTCGTTGTTCTTTTTCTATACCACACAAATTACATTTAGTCTTAAAATATCTGTATGTACGTCTCTTTTCAACTTCACAAATTATAGTCTTATTATTGTCATAAGCACGTAAATCAATTTCTTCCGGTGATATAATTGCAGCCATACCATATATATACAAAAAAAGAGAGACCCGAAAGCTTCCCAAATAAAAGGATATAAATATTTACAAATGAATATATATAATAAGATCTTTAGTGGAATAACTTAGAATGAATAAAAAACAAATATTAGCTTCTCTTAATAATATAGCTAATAACCTAGATAAAAATGGATTATATGAAGAAGCAAATACTCTTACTAATATAATGACAAGAGTGGCACAACAAACTGGGCAATCGAATCTCAATACACTATATAACAATTTTCAGCAAACTACTCAACAACCTAATCAAGCACCCCAACAGCCTGGAAATATGCAACAATTTTGGGGTCAGGGTCAAAATAATGAATCAAATTATAGAAACTATAAACCATTAAGTGATCAATTCAATAAAATTTACTACGAGATTTACAATAATATTGGAAAAATTAATTCTATAATGAAAGAAATAAATAGAAAAAGAGATTCGGGAGCACCATTACAACAATCTCAAAATAGTTTTCAATCTATTGTGATGTGTAATAATATTTTGCATCAAAACAAAACCTTACAAACTCAATTGCAAAATGCGTTTAACCAAATACTGAAACTTCATAATCCATTCAACCCAAATGATTCACTTGCAATGAGTGGTTATCAAAGAAGTTTAAATAGTTCACAAAATACTATATATAAATGGTCTGAACTTGTAAATAAATATAATTCAATAATGAAACAATATCAACCTAACCAAACACAACAACCAGTGCAGACACCAAAGTAAAAAGTTATTAGAACAAAAAGAGAGATCTTAAGATCTCTCTTTTTTACATCTTCTTCATCTTCTTTAATTCATATAACAAATTGCCCAAGACATAATTAGGAACATTTATTATATCTGACACCAAGATTCTTTAAACATCTTCCTTAATAAACTCTTCAATCAATTCTGGTATTATATTGAAATCCAAATAAGAAATCACTAATAAAGGTATACCTCTCTTAAAACACCAATGAACCTTAGACGTATCACCATGCTTATATAGCTCTAAATTTCTTATATTCAATTCCATGTTCTTAGTTATATTGACATGCTTATAATGATGCTTGCCATTTAAGTCAATCGCTAACATAAAATCATCAAATTTTAACATGAAATCTATCTTCAAATCATTTACAAAATTTAATGTTGGATCTTTAAACTGTTTATCAAAATTAATTCCTTTTTTAATCAAATATTTCTCAGCACGTATTTTAGCCTTACTTCTACTACAATTAGGGCATCCATCAGGCTTTACTGGTCTAATGTGAGCATGACCTAAAATATCAAAATATTCACCACATAAAGTGCAAAGAATATTCTCTACAATATGATTATAAGATTTAAATCTAATAGAATCATAATTAGTGTGTTTATGACGTTTTTTAGCTATTATTTCGAAATCTGATTGCGATATTTCTTTCCTTGCCAATTGATCCATTCTTTTACAATATGAACAACCATTTTGAATATGCTCATTTGGTGTCTGATGGAAAAATCTTACACAAGTCTTACAAAACACGATTACATCAGTGTTTTCATTAAGATAAACAGTGTAGGGATAACAATACTTATTACCATGGATTTTTTTGCACTTTTCAATATATATTTGAGTGTTCTTATAATCAGATGATAATTTTTCTTTTTTGCTAATAGAACTATCATATTTTTCGGCAAATTCACGCAAAACAACCATCTTATCCAAAAAATCATCTATATACGGGTCAGGAACTAAATGATTATAATTGTTTAGTTTTACTAGATTCAATTCTGAAAAATTCATATCTCTATAATACCACATACAAAAAAAAGGATGGTTATATTTCTGGGGAATTCAATTAAATTTATAGCCCCCCATAACATTCCAGAAAATTAAATTCCAGAAATTTCAGAAAAGATACTAGGCTATTTCTGGGAATTCAATTATTTATATAGCCCCCCCTATAGTCTGTGAGAATATACTTGCCGATTAGTGAGGGTATGAAAATTAAATTGCCGGTGTGCGGATCCATATAGTATCTAAAATTCAAATATACCCCCCTAACACTTCTCTAATAAAAAAGCAGATATGGGCTCACCTTTATCATTATATAAGAGAGGCTTGCCCAGATATAAAAGATCATCCCTGTGTAAAGATAAGGCTATTGTTTTGTCCACTAAATAATATATGCCTTGTTGTGGTTCAGGTATCTTTATCTCTTTGATCTCTTTGATGTTAACAGTATATCCTGAAATGTCTATGGTGTCAAGGGTAGAATAAAATATTTCTGCTTTTGGCATATCTGCTAATAATGTGATAAAATGATTATTAGAATAAACCGAAACTGTCCTGCCCAGCAAATTAACTATCATGTTCTATAATATTCTCCACTACTAATATTATAAACACGATTGCCCACATTGTTAACACAGCATATATATTATTCATAATACCTATTACCATTATTCTTATTATATTCTACTGCAGGTTAGGGCTGTTTACAGACCTAAGACACAGCTTTAAATAAAAAGAAATATCCCTTGACAATGATCAAGGGATATGATAAGTCTAGTCGATACAAACAAACCCGCATTGCATAAGATTGTATAGCGAGTATTCCTTCAGATCGCTTTTAATTTGTTCACCATTAGCAACAGATTCCAAGAAACCATTAAGGCTACGAATGAAAGCGAATTTTTGGATAATCGGTTTTGTAATGTTATCACTGTATGTAAACCGCTCCAAGAACTCATTCACGTCACCCTGATCCATCTCAATAGCTGTAAAGATATTGGATGCATCTACATAGTGCAATTGTTCAATCATCTGACTATCTCACTTTCAATATAATAATATCATATGCTACATAGGATGCAAATTAATTATCTTATTATTTAACACTGCAGGTTAGGCTTGTTTACAAGCCTAAGACACAGCAGATAATAATATAAATTCAGTGTTGCATATGTTATTTAAATGATGTAATATAGGTATGTAGGCTCCAGTCTACAAGGAGAAACCAGATGCAGGAAATTTTGAGCAAAACCTATGCGGAATTGACCTCTGACAAAGAACGGGGTCTGGCTAGTGATGAAATAACCAAATTCGTTGAAGCGACAAAGGAGCGTAATATCCACTATGTAACTCCAGAGGGCGAGGAAACCCCTGTAGAATGGCTTAACCTCCCAGTCACCTACATCCGCTTTAGAATTTTCTGGCAGTTGTTCAAAAACGGCGGAACTCTTAAAGACACCCTCGTATAATCTAGATATTCCCTCTGATAAATGTCAGGGGGATTTTTTTATTTAACACTGTAGGTTAGGCTTGTTTACAAGCCTAACCTACAGCAGATAATAATAAGAATGCTATCCAGTTGTTACACACATATTCTGTCAAGTGTGAATACCTCTACAAGGCTCCACAATGACCATACACAAGAGTTATGTATGATATTGAATAACTACTTGGTATTGATAAAATCTAGTCTATAATGGCAAAATTTGGTATGAAAAATAATTTAAAAATAAACTTGCAAAGCGTGTAATTTAATCCTATACTAGTATTGTAAGTTGGTTGATAGGAGTTAGCATGAAAGTAGAACAAATTTATCAACGATTATGGGTTAAGTCATTCCCAATCGGTTTTGCGGAGGGTAGGGCGGAATTTGACAATTTCTGGAATTCGCCTTATTCCGAGTTGCCTGAGCATCGCCAAGCCAAGGCAGTGATATTTTCCAATTTGCTCACGGAAATGGGCAATTTCGATTCTTCGTCTTATTATGACGGTGACGAGGACTATAACGATGCGTGTTACGCTCGTGTGCGTGATGCCAAAAACGCAAACCGTAACAGGCTATCGGAGGATAACCTCTCACTAGCACAAATTTTCGGGTAATCCTTATTATATCCCTTGGCGAAAGTCAAGGGATATTTCTTTTTATTTAACACTGCAGGTTAGGCTTGTTTACAAGCCTAAGACACAGCAGATAATAATAAGATTATTTTTCATAAATTCCTTGCAGTCTTGTTTGCAGTGAGATATTATCAGTATGTAGGAATTGACCTGCACTGACCGGAGTAACAAATGACCGAACTAAACACCATCACCAAAGAAACCAACGAACTCGTCAAGCAATTGGCAGAAATCGACCTCAAGCTGTTTCACGCAGAGAATGCCCTTGAAGATGCAAAGGCTCATATTCGCATCACCGTAGACCCAAAGGAATTGGGTAGCAACGAAGCAACCCGTGAGGCTAAAATCGACTCCATGGTTGCAGAGCAGGTCAAGGTTGTAAGAGAATTGAAGGCGCAACGTATCATGGTTGTAGCCCGTAAGACAGTAGCGTCCAACTGGTTGTCTACTGCAAAGGCGATTGTCACAAGCGTACAATCGTAGTCAAGCAAAGGAATATAGCAGAATTTCTGTTATATTCCACTGTTGCTTAGGCTTGTAAACAAGCCTAACATACAGCCTTAAATAATAGAATTATAATTTGCATTCTCTCTTGAAATGCTGTAAATTAGTATTGTCAGATAATCCTATGATGGAAATTCACTCTGACCCTAGGTGAAACTATGGAATTCAAAGTTGACGGCAAGCCAGTAGACGTGTGCGCAGACGGTGGATATCCGCTGTTCTACGTCACAACAGACAGATGCGCTCTCTGTCCTGAATGTGTTAACAAGAATTTGGAATTGTGCAGTGATACAAATGACGACCAATGGTACGTCACACATAGGGACGTTAATTGGGAATCTGAACAACTATACTGTGAACATTGCAGTCAAAGAATTGATTCCGCATACGGCGAAGACTAAACGATATATTCCCTTGAAGAAATTCAAGGGAATTCTTTTTATTTAACACTGTGTCTTAGGCTTGTAAACAAGCCTAACCGACAGCAGAAAATAATAGAAATATTATTTAAATATACATTGCATTATGTTGCAATTGCCTGTAAAATTAGGTATGAACACAAACACCAGAGTGGAAGTCGAAGAACCGACTGGCCATATGCACTTCTTTACCCTCGGACAGATTGGCATTACCCCGTCAATGTCCGAAGCAGACATCATCGCACGGTTAGGTAAGAGTATCTATACAGACAGGTTCAAGCACACCTACCATGTGTCTCACAACCTGCTAATAGTCAAAACCCTACCAGGCTAGTACCATATCCCTTGATGAAAATCAAGGGATATTTCTTTTTATTTAACACTGTGTCTTAGGCTTGTAAACAAGCCTAACCGACAGCAGATAATAATAAGATTATTCATTAAATCAATTACAGGATAATCTAACAAATACAAATGCCTCTGTAAGCCCCTACAATGCTCATACACAAGAGTTATGAATGATATTGAATAACTATATGGTAATGAATAAATAAAGCCTGTAATGGCAAATATGAGAATAGAATAAAATTATTTATTGCAATGTTTGTAAATTCACTGTAACATACAGGCATGAAAACTCAAACTCCTGCACCAGCACTTTCTGGGCATCTTTGCGTCTCAAATTATAATGACATCCAACATTTGGATGCTTACCTTGAATTCCCTTTTAGTGGAAATTCTGTTGAACTTTGGAAATTAGCCGCCGTGAAATTCCAAGAGTACTACGCTATGGGTTGGACTCCTGCTATATATTTCAAGAATCACAAACAACATATTTCACTTCAAATCAGTGCTGAAGACATTGATATGATAATGGCATTGTAAATTATAATTATGAAAAACACTTCAATCAACCAATTCGTCGATGAAAACGTCAACAGTGCTACAGGCTCACACTACAAGGCTTACGTTGTGTATGCTTTGAAAGACTTGGTAAGCCAATATCCAACAAAGCAACTTTCAGAGTTGCTCCCATATGCAACAGAATATGCAAACGAACAATGGGAAAAAAACAAAGATTACCTACACTTCAACAGAGTGTATTCATAGAAATCATATCCCTTGATGAAAGTCAAGGGATATTTCTTTTTATTTAACACTGCAGGTTAGGCTTGTTTACAAGCCTAAGGCACAGCAGATAATAATAAGAATAATGATCAGGATCCGATCACTAGCGTGGATCTCTATCACAGATCCGATCAGTTGTCAAGAAAAATAATAAATTGGCAGAATGTAGAATTATATTGTAAACTATAGTCATGAAAACCACTCCTACTATCGATCAGTTTGTCTGGTCACACGTCACAGGCGAGTCTGCATACAAAACTTTGGTGTCAGCAGAACTTTATTACATGAAGATCAAATTTCCAGAACAAACTCTGGAAGATCTTCTGCAAGACGCAGAAGAAAAAGCCCTTGAAGCATGGGACAGCGAACAAAACGCAGACTACTTTCAAGGAGAGTAATCCTTATCATATCCCTTGATGAAAATCAAGGGATATTTCTTTTTATTTAACACTGCAGGTTAGGCTTGTAAACAAGCCTAAGACACAGCAGAAAATAATAAGATTATTATTAACATATTTCTTGCAATCAGCCTCATAATGCTGTAAATTGATAGTGAAAGGTTGGTAACGAAGATGGAAAGTTTCTATGAACAGCTGTATCGGAGTAATCAAGAAAAGAATTTTGATTACTTGTTTCGTTTGGGATATATGGAAGCATCGATATATAGACTTAAGAGTCTTATCGAGAGCGGTAGAATCAAGGCAGACAAGTATGACACTGCTACACTTATTGAAATCGCAAATGTTTTTGAAACTGCAAAGCAAGAATCGATAAAGCACAAAGAAGCGATTGAAGAATTAAAGGCAAAACAAGCCTCCCTCTAATGACCATATCCCTTGATGAAAGTCAAGGGATATTTCTTTTTATTTAAGGCTGTATCTTAGGTTTGTAAACAAACCTAACCTCCAGTGTTAAATAAAAGAAACAAGGTTGTAGCCTATGCTACAACCTTGCCCAAGAGGTCTTTGTTTTTGAGTAAGTCTTCAGTTAACTTTGGAAATTCATTAACCATCTGATTATAATGTCCCGGTTCTACATCAGCGAGGAAAGTTTCAAAAGTTTCCCGTGCATTGTTGATGTGGTTTTCTAAAGTTGTCAGGTCTTCGCAGAATTCATCTCTCCAAGACCAATCTGAAATATGGCTGACAGTTATACCGCATACAGACAAAGCAAAGTAATTGATAATTCGCATCCATTGACGATAAGTTAATTCTACCTTGGTCTTTTTAGTGACAGGCTTGATAGTAGTGTTTTCCATACCTGTATGATAAGCCATATTTTGATATATTGCAAATTATATTTCTTATTATTTAAGGCTGTATCTTAGGTTTGTAAACAAACCTAACCTCCAGTGTTAAATAAAAAAACCCTGATGTTATTCAGGGTTGTATATTATTAGCCTTGGAAATATTCAGATTCTACATAAGAATCCCATCGTTCATATGCTAATTCTATCGCTTGTTCCATGAGGTTTTCTTTGGACATATCAGGGTGTTGTTTTGACAACTCTTCAAAAGCTTGTGTAACGAAGAGTGAGAACATTGGGCTTGTAGTGTTTTCCATGTTTATATATTATCAAACAAAACAAGCCTTTGCAATATAATTTTATTGTGGAGCGTTTATCTTATCAAGGTATTTACACAACAGGCTTTTATGTTCTTGGTGTGATATTGATAGAACAATTCCGATAGGGAAACACATCACTCCCCAAAGGTTCCACAAGAAGAACATATCTGGGAAATCACGATGCAATACAAAAGTGATAACTTTGGTTACAACAGCAAGACCTAGAATAGCCGTAGAAACCATTCCGATAGCAGTCATAGAACCTGCTCCAACCATATGAAACAATACATAGTAGGAAATGAATAGTCCTACAGGTATCAGCACTAGTAACAATCTGACAAAATCCATTGTTTTATTTCTCCTACATCTATAATATCACGCCAGAAATAAAATGCAAATAAAAAAAGGTTGCTATCTTTTTAAGGGACAGCAACCGAGTAACATGAAAACCTATGAACATCTGTATTATAGGACATCAAACATAATATAGCAAGAGAAAAGACAAGGTATTTTTTTACCTTGTCTTTTCTCTTTTGAAAGGAGATAACAAACAGATGTCAGTATCGAACATCAAGTGTATTATATCAGCATTTAAGGTTATTGCAAAGTATTAGTATAACAATTAAAGTAAAATATAAATAGAGGTACTATTATGACGACAATCTTAGCAATGTTAAGTATATCATTACTTTTTGCCATTTATGTAATTATTCAGCATAAGAAAGATAACCTTTCTCTAATGAAATTGAATAATATTGTATCTGAGCAAATAACAGAATTAAGAGCAAAGAATTCATCTCTTTGGGCTGATATTAATAAACTGTCCCATGAATCAGATGAAATGAATTTTAAATTACAAGAGATATTAAATAAACAGGAAAAAGTATTAATCGAACCCGGTCTCAAAGTAAAGTGGATAGATAAATCTGGGGAAGAAGAGTTTGGTATTGTTTATGATAGTTTTAACACATCTAATAATCATTTAGTGGTGGTTAGAGGTCTTAAAAAAAATAAACCTACTGGACGTTATTTCACAGTAGGTTTTGATAAGATTACTATTATTGATTAACTTCTTTTAATCTCATAATGGAATAATTATCTTTGGGATATTTTTTAAGGGCGAGGATACAATAATCCTTCGCTCTTATTTTTTCTTTATTCTTGATACATAATGCTACAAGAGAATTATATGTAGATGCTGGACAATCTTTCCATCGAACAGCACTCTCATAATATCTAATGGCTAATCTTTCATCTTTAACCATAGAACGATATACAATGCCTAAATATTCGTAAGACCTATAACCATTAGGCATTACTGATAGATATCTCTTAGCAAATTTCTCTGCCTCTAACAATAATCCAGTATCTTTATTATTAATTGATAAAGACCAGAACAGCCAAATCATATTCTCCCAAGCATCTCTATCTTTGGGATTAAGTTTTAACACTTCTTTATATAAGTTAATAATCTTTGGATAATCACCAGTATTTGTATCTGTACCATGCCAAAGTGTTTCTATAGTTTTATATAGATATTTTAATTTTTGTTCAGACGTTTGCATTCTTCTCTAAATCCAATTCTTCATTTTCGTTGTAATACATTGTTAAAATTTTACTAGATACATTTAGAGGTAATTTATCAATGTCCTTAACCATACCCATTAGAATCTTTTCTTTTTGGTATCCCTCATAAATAGTTCTACGTCTCTTTTGAGAATTGTCCCATTGATAAATAAAGAAATGCATCTCGTTTATCAATTCACTATGGGAATATTCAATAAGATAAGTTCCATCCTTAAGTATAAAAGCATCAATCCCTGAAATAATATCAGAACCGGACATTTCATAGCCTGTTCCTGTTTTAGAGAAATAAATCCAAACTTTAGATTCCATGTTACATTTTACCAGACTTGAGATATTTCTGGTATATTTTGTTGTAATATTCCCAGAGATATTTTGCTCCGTTACTTGATATATTGTGAGAAATGTGATATTCTGATAGTAACTCTAAATTTGCATCCTTGTCTCTCATCATACTGTAGAACTTTTGATGCTTTTTTCTGTCTATCATCGAAACGTTCATAAATCTTTTCGAAATAGATACGAACTCGATATTCGAATTTCTTTTTCCTTTTAATTGGATTGCGAATTTGATATCGAAATTTCCAATGTTCAAATAACACTCTCGAATTATTTTATCTATCCATTGTTTTTCATTCATATTATATTCTACTGTATGTTAGGCTTGTTTACAAGCCTAAGCACCAGTGTTAAATAAAAAGAATCCCTTGCTACTCGAACAAGGGATTTAAGAGTGAACAGGAAAGTTCTACAGATTACAGCTTTTTCGACAGATTATGAAATTCAGCACAATCCATCAACACCTCTCGAACGGTGTTTTCGATTTCCTTGCTAGTAAAACTACAGTCGGAAATCATAATGACATTCTTGCCGATTCTAACTTGATTGAAACCGTGACTCGAATTCTCACGATTTACAACAACATGGAAAATACGCTTCAGGTCATCGTACAAGCCGGAGTCATTACAAGAAACAAATGTAAGGTGGGTGAAATGAGTTTCCTTGGATGCTCGAATTGTTTCATACCAGAAATTCTTGTGGAACCATTTCTTTGATGCATCCGCTCCGCTCTCACAATGAACCCGTGTAATCATAAGGATAGGGTCATTGTCCATCGTTACAACACCTTCACCGGTGTATCGAATACCCGTGCCAAAGTCGATAAGACCAAGACCTCCGGGATAGTCCACACTCGAAATTTTGGTTTTGAATCCAATGGTAGGATAATGCTTAGATGCTTCCTGTACATAATGGTCAACAATGTGACCGAGTGCCAACATCTGCTGAACGCTCTGAGGATGAGCCGTTCCTCTTGAGCCGGGTTGAATTCCGATTGCCATCTTTGTTACTATCTCCGTGTAGAATTTATCTACAACGTATTATAGGCTAACAGATGCTATAGTGCAAGGGGTGATGTAGAAATAAATTGATGATAATCTTATTATTTTCTACTGAAGGTTAGGTTTGTTTACAAACCTAAGATACAGCCTTAAATAAAAAGAATCCCTCTGAATTTCTCCAGAGGGTTTTACTAAGTATCTTACAATGTATTTTTGTAAGATACTTCACCGCCCCAACAAGAGAATTCTGCCGGGTCTTCAGTGTACAGCAGACGCATCAGTCTGCCCAAGGAGCCACCGTTCGTTACGGTTTGCTTTATCAGGTCGCAGAATCCTTCTCCACACTGGTAGATGTAAACTTTGCGACTTTTGTTAAATTCTACGTAGACACAATCCTCTACGATTGCCAATGCTTTTACAGCGGTGGATTTGACCAAGGTCATTTCCAAGACGGGGATATATTGGAACGAGGCGTTCCATGTGGTTTCTAGGCTCATGTCTCTATCTTACAGCATTTAAATAACATATGCAACACTAAAAAATAAATTTGACAAAATAGATTTTTCGTGATAGCGATCCGATCGTTACAGAATTCTATTATTTAAGGCTGTATCTTAGGTTTGTAAACAAACCTAACCGCCAGTAAAAAATAATTGAAATATTTTCTTGACAAAGCTGGGAATGTGTGGTCAAACAGGGAGGGGTTTCCCCCTCCCTCCCAAGCCCTACCCGATGTACACATACTGCTCTACGGTACGGGCATCAAGCGTGGATGCCTTGTTGGATTCGGTGTTCCAACGCTTGCGGATGGCATCCAAGGTCGCATCGATGGCAGGTGCGAGAATGATGGATGCGGTCGTTTCCATGTGTTCACGCATATGCCCTGTGTAGCCCTGTGCAGACCGTGTAAGACCGTTGACGATGCCGAATGCGGTACGGTCGGATACCTCACCGTTTGGCTCTTGTAGGGTCTCCAAGTAGCCCTTGTGCCATGCCTTACCTTGTTCCACGGTCATCTTGTGGTCACGGGCAAACAGTGCAATTGTCTGCTCTACGTTTTTGACCGTTACCTGCTTGGAGTAGCCCATCAAGGTTAACATATCGTTACCTTCGGTAAGGGCTACGCCGATGGCATGGGCAACGCTTTGCTTAAGGTCATCCTTGTTGATGATACCTAAGTGCTTTTTGTTCACGCCGATGGCAGATGTACGCCGTCCCCAAATCATTCCGTTAAGGCAGATGGCACGGAATAAGAATGGTGCAATGGTAAACGCCGACTTGCGAATCTCGCTGTTGCGGAATGAGATGCCAACACCGTAGTCGGAATCCGGTTGACTTTTCATGTGGTCGGGCAACAGAATGTTACCGATGACCGAATCACCGTCATTCCACCAGTGTGATGCAAGAGCGTCCTGCAACGATGGCAAAGCGTCAATTACCATCCCTAGTGCTTCATCGTTATCTATGACCCCGTAGCGGTCAGATACGATAGCCCGGACGATATCCGAACCATCATCGGTCTTACGGCAACGTAGGCGGAATTCTTTGCCCGCACGATAATCTGCCGACCGGCGGTTAAGACCGTCATTGATGTAGCGTACAAGGTCACCAGTGTAACCATGCTCCAATTGGAATTCCACGGTTTTGCCCGGTACGGCAGGGTTGTTGACGTTACCGGTAAGCAAACGCAGAGCCTCCAAGCCGGATTCGTTAATAGGTGTTCCGTTCACCAGTTTGAACGGTTCGACCAAGCGTACCTGCTCTTCTGGTACAGTAAGGTCAAACTTTGTTGTTGCTTCCTGCTTGATGACGGTGTATGCATCGTCAAGTGAGATGCACTTGTCCTGCCATACCTTAGCAACGTGGCGGTGCGCTTCCGTGCTTGCCAAGCCGATAGCGTTTACCCAATTGCCGTTGGTGTCCTGCTTTGCAACAGAATCAGGACGAACCTGCAAACCGGTCTCATTGCCGAATACAGAATTGTTTGGTTGTGCTACAGGCACAGCATCGCCAAATTCGATGAACGATGCACGGTTGTTGTTATCTGACATTTTCCAAATCTCCTCGTCGCAACGGGTGCGACATAGAATTATATCATTCTTCGCCAGTGTAGCAAGATTATATTTATATTAACTTTCCATTAAACGTCCGGCTCTAACCGACAGTGTAATATAACAGGAATTGTTGGGAACGATTCTTATTATTTAAGGCTGTAGGTTAGGCTTGTTTACAAGCCTAAGTACCAGTGTAATATAATATAAATCTAGTTTGTATAAATTCTATATGTTATTAAAAAACAGAATCTGGTACATGATTGAAAATGGTGAAGACGTATTCCCCAAGAAGATTATGAATAAATTACCAAGAGTAGATGCTGACCCTGTTTATTGTTATTTAAAAATATCTAGTATGGCTACGTATACAGATTTTTATATTGCTGGAGGTTCTTGGGTTGATAAATATAATAACCGTCTCTCCTGTCAATATTCTAACGTAAAAAGAGCCAAGAGTTTAGGAGCAGTAGAGTATTTATTAAATGTAATCATAGACGAGGGTATTTGGTATCAGAATCAAATACCATTAACATTTTTTTATTCTCATACTCCTGACAGTGTTTGGTCTGCTGGTAATAAAATCTGGGTTACTAAGAAAGAAGATTTTAATCTAGGTTTAATTGTAGGACAGAAAGTTATAAAGCGGTCATGATAAAAACTTCATGTATGTTATATAGTTTATTTTCTGCTAATAATATGTATGTCCCATTGGCTCGTGGGGTTATGAGTAAGAGTAAGAAATATAATAAGTGGATAGAAGCAAACTTACCTCTTGTTGATTTGTCTTCTCCTACTGAATATCCTGTTAAAGTAGAAATATTATTAATGGTGAATCATGTTTGGTCTAGGAAGAACGACCCTGACAATTATATCAAACCTGTTATGGATTTGCTTGTCAGGGCTAATGTATTTCCTGATGATACAAATAAATATATATCTGGTGTTGAAGTTAGAACATTATATTTATTTGGAGACCCTTGTGTTAGAATTAGTTATCTACTGTAGTTTCCATTTGAGATAATTATTATATTCTTGTTTTAGGTCTGCTTCATTCGTATAATTAAAATAATTCATTATCTTGTATTCAGACTCTGGTAATGTTTGTTCTTGGAGAGATTCTTTTAGTATTTTATTTTCATACCATAGTGCTTTAATAATATTTTTACTATTATTAATCTTATCTTGTTGTAATTTAGCAAAAGTAATCCAAGTGACAAAGAGCAAGATGAAAGCGATTATTTTTGTGGTGTCTTTTCTCATAAGGTCAGTGTATCATATGTTTGTGTGATTGGTATATTGATTTGGGATTTTATTTATGGGAGATTTAAAAGAAATAACCTTAGATTATTAGTCTAAGGTTATTAAATACACCAGGAGGGATTCGAACCCCCGACAAACAAGGTAGAAGCTTGTTACTCTAATCCACTGAGTTACTGGTGCGTATGTAAGTCTCTTCAAACTTACAAATCTATTATACCACTAGTCTACGAGTTTTTCCGTCTTTTTTGCGATTGATTTGATTATTTTTCGCAACATATAAATTTCATAAAAGACTGGAATATACATCATAAATAAAACTCCGCCGATAATATAAATGTAAAGGTTGTTCATATTATTATTATATCACATTTCTTTCAGACTTGGGATTTATTTTTAGGGAACCATGTATATTAATATATTCTTTGGTTGCCTCTAAAGCATCAGCCCAGCCTTTTAGTTTATCAATAACAGTATGATAATTATATTCTAAAGATGCGAATTGAATCCAATCTTCTTCTGTTATGAGATGTATTATTGTGACGAACCAATTATCTTCTTGTTCCACTTTTCTAATACAGGCGGCATCAAAGTGCAGAGTGATAGGTGAGTAAAGATTATTTATTTCTTCCACCTTATCTTTTATTATTCTAGTTTGAAATTCTGTCATAGGATTATCTTTTTAAATAATAAATCCCCATATTTTACTATGGGGAAAAGGCAAAACCAATTCAATCTTGTTTTGATGGCTTGAGTTCACCATAAAGCGCAAGTGGGTTATTAATACCACTGTTGATAAAGAGGAATTCTACCTCATTCTGCCCTAGCCTGATATAGATTCCGCACTAATCAAGCATATTCTCTGGCTCTATCTAAAGGTATCCATTGTTACCTTTGTGCTACGATTACACTACCGAAAGAAAAACTCCAACTGATGGGATCGAACCATCGACCGAACGGTTAACAGCCGTTTGCTCTACCTCTGAGCTAAGTTGGATTATTTACGTCTATATTATACCACAAATAATCTGTTGTCAAGACATATTTTGAAAACTATATATTCGAAAACATTGAGAAATAATACTCGAAAATAATCTATACTCGAAAAAAGGGGAAGAAGGAACTATTGCTCTACCTCTTCCCCATGATACTTTACTCTGTCTTAGGCTCGATAAGATTTTCAAGTATCCTCTTAATATTACCTGTAATATATGTGTGTGTCAATTGCGTTGAGTATATTTGTCGCTTAATAAAGGTTGTTTCTTCGTAATATGAGTCTTAACATTTCTCGATTTATCAAAATATTCTTTATTATAATATGTATGCATTGCTCGATAACATTCCATTGCTTCTACAGATGGTTTATTATTTTCAATTGGTTGCTCGATATTAGCAAAAGAATAGCCTGAAAAACAGCCAATAGACAAGAAAAATAGTCCAAGTAATACATCAATCGCTTTTAGATTTTTATTCATTGTTTTCACCTTAAAAGACAAAAAGCCTACTAGATAATTCTAATAGGCTTCGTCGCTTATTATTTTTATTATATATGTTAGGATTTAATTCCTACATAACAATAAAATCAACGTTCCAAGATTTGATAATTTTAGATGCTGTGTGTTCTTTAAGAATATGCAGTAATCTATGAGTGGCGATTTTATTTCCTGGGATTGCGACGTTGAGAGGTTGCTGCAAAACAATAGTTCTCAATTTCTTATATTCGTCTTCTCCCACTGTTTTTTTAATGTGTGAAAAGTGTTGGCTCTTCATTCGATTTCCTTATAAGGGTTGGTATGTTGTATTGTATCTTTGTATTTTTTATTTGTCAAGGGAGAATTTGCAAACAGTAAGAATATCTACGGTAAACTTTGGAACGCCTATGTGGTCTGCTATTCCATGTTTTAGTGCGTCTTCTGCTTTCATATACCAATCACTTCTGCCTCTTCGAAAAACTAATCTATCGAAATAGCCAGTAAACTTGTCTGCGTTTTTGTCTAATATATTAAACATTTCTTTTTGCAGTCTAGTAGTTTCTCTAGCGTTCGATTTTACTTCTTCAAATTTACCGTCAGAATAAGCTGATACATCGTGAATCATAACTGTTGCATGATTACCTATGTATCTATGTCCTTTATGCCCACAAGACAGCAGAATAGCACCACAGGACATTGCTTTACCGACACATACGGTTGCTACTGGTTTACTCGAATTTTCTATAACATCAATCATAGATAATAATGAGTAAACATCTCCGCCGTAAGAATCAATAATAATAGGAATAATTGGTTGAAATGAATTGCTTGCTCTAGTAAAGTCTTCTAAAAATAATTTAGAAGATTCCTCATCAAAGTTATTAACATAAACAGTGTGAGGAATCTCCATTACTTCTTCAGGTTTAATGAGCAAACCGGGAGCCACATTGAAAGAAACATTGATTGTAGGATTAACTTGTAATATCATTATAATCCTCCCTTCATGTAAATATAATTCTACATATTTCTAATCAATACTTCTGTTGCTTTCTTCGCTTCAAACCCATCTTCTGTCTTTTTTCTTCTTCCTGCTGTATAGGTAACAGGATATTTATTTATTAATAAGTCCTCTAAGATATTTTCATAAAAATTATCTTCTATATCTCGATTACATAAGAACACTCTAGTATGCTCGAATTTCTTTGCGAACTCTACTAAGTTTGTTTGGTCATTGTCATTGAATGTTTGACCATAAGAAGTAAACGAGCCTCTATACGGTGGGTCTAAGAATACAAATGTGTCAGGGATATCTTTTACTAGTGATGTTGTTTCTTTCCAGTCTCCAGAAAGAATGGTGGTATTTTGTAGTGCTTTATTCCACCAGAGAACAACATCCTTATCGAACACCTTATCTTTTTGGTTTAATAATCCTGATGGTGTTCCGAAACGATTATTTGTATTTATATTAACTTGGAATATACCGTTGAATCCAGTCTTCATTAAGAAATATAAATTAGCCGCTTCTTCTGTTGCGTCCCATTTTAAATAATCATAAGCGTGTGTATGTCGTAAGGAATAATAAAATTCTTTTCGATTTTCTTTATCTAATGGTAAATATTGTTGGGATAGATTGTCTAATATTTTAATAAAAGAATTACAATCTGATTTAATCGTTTTGTATATTCTAACTATATCTGTATTTATATCATTAATCACCATTTCATCAGGTTTATAATTATTAAATACGTGGATAAACATTGCGCCACCACCGAAGAAAGGCTCGAAATATTTATCTACTGTTTTAGGCATCCACGGCTTATAATGTTTTAACATTTTATTTTTACCGCCAGCCCATATGAATAAAGGTTTGGACATATAGTTCTCTCAAAGTAAGATAATCTATTATATCCTAAACCTATATTATTTTTGCTCGATATTTTCCTTTGCTCGATTTGCTAAGGTTTCCCAGTCAACATTAGCGAGAGCGATTTGAAACATATCTCTTTCAAATATATTCATCTTATCCATTTTGTTCTTGCTGATAATATAATATTTAATATCATCAATATCCATATTCCGTCTCACCGCTTCTTCAACGTGGAGCATATGAAACATACTCACACACCACGTCTCTTGGTTCTTCCAGCCGTTGTAGTCTTTCATATCTTTAGTATATCACCTGCTACAATGATGTCAAGAAAATAGGGGAGATGATTAGTCTCCCCTGTATATTATTTTTGTTTCTTGCGTTCTTCTTTTTTCTCTTGGTAGCAATCTTCACAGGCTACTATCCAACGCTTCGCTTCTTCCCATCTCCAGCATCGTCCCTCTTCTGGCTCTACCCAGCAAGAACAGTAACAACACTTCTTACCGTATGCATTCTTCATACCCTATCTCCTTGGATTAAGTATATCATATGCTACAATCTTGTCAATAGGAATCCCCAGATTTTCACTTGGGGTTCTTTTTAGTTTGCAATGTCGATTAGTGAACCTTCATACAAATGTTGAGCATAATAGTTTTCAATTTCTTTGCGAACTACGGTATCATCAATTTGTTCGCCATTAGTGTCTACGATTTCTGAAAAATTATACACTACATAAGAAATCAACTGTGGAATTACTGTACGTGCATACACCAATACGTGTTCACCTTCACAAAATTCCCAATCAGCCCAAGTAACAAAAGACTCTGCGAACTTTGTATCAATACCACAGTCATGAAAGATATCTGTCAGTTTCCAACATTCTACTGTCATTGTCCTATCTCCCTTACACCAATAGTATATAGTAAGTGGAACTGTATGTCAAGAAAATATATTTATATCTCCAATAATAAAAATCCCCCAAGAAAACACCACTAAACTTGGGGGATTTGATTGGATTATTTGGGTTGTACGAGTATACCGTTTAATAATCCAGCCATCTTATAAGCATCAGAAATAAAAGAATGAAGGGCTGATGAGATGTGTAAAGCAGATAACATACAATCAGCAATATCTACAGATTTTACCGATAATACCATTTCTTTTGCATCTGTAATATCAGCGTAAACAACACCTTCTAAAAGGCAAGTGATAGGATTGAATTTAATATCAATGAGACCGTAGTTGTGTTCAATCCTTAGTAGCAAATCATTTTTTGTCCAAATTGCTTCTTTGACAAATTCTTCTGTAGTTTCAAATACTTTGAAATCTTTTCTAAATGACAACATGATTATTACCTCTCTTACAGAACATTGTATCACGTATTAAAATGGAAGCAAGAAATATTTTGGAAAAGATTGGATTTGTGGTTGGCTGGATTTCAACCAGTACGGAACACTAGGGCAGTTCTTTCGATGGTCTCTGCCTCCGATGATACCCGTGTCTCCTAAGAGAGCATAGTATCCAACCACAAATTATTTGCCTTGACATAACAGTTTGCGTCAGTCCCTGCCAAGGAATCAGTAAGAGATTGTAGATTTAACTACTCCAAGGTTGCTACCCTTATTTGAATCTCGCAATAGATTCTAGCCGTTCTGGACTCTTACTGGGTGGAGGTTGTACTCTCGGCTCCAACCTCACATCAATATAATACGCCATCTCTGGGAAGAATGCAAGAAGATTTACAACAAATCTTCTACTTTTTTCCAACCGTCTTTTTCATAACAATCGTAGACAGACCATTCATTACCAGAATATAAATATAAATATTCAATCATTGTATTATTTAAATATTCATCTATAGAGCGGATACTAGCATCTTCATCTACATCGCCTCTATCTCTGCTATAAAAAATACATACATCTGGTTCTGGGTTATCAAAAGAATGTTCACCCTCTGGATAGATATTCTGTTCTAATACACTAAGATTACCAAAGAGTAATAATTCTTTTACTTTATCTTCATCACTATAATGATTTAAAAGTGCTTCACCAACAGATTCTACATCTCCGTCATGATGGCAATAAATACTTTTAATAGTACCATCTGACAACATCATTCCAATTCGGCTTCTAGTGGACATTATTTATTTACTCCTCTTTGTGAATAAATATTATTATTATCACAAAGAACCCATTCTGTATTATATTTCTTAGCATACATCTCACCTAGTTCTTGAGCATTGGAACCAGAGGAAAGAAGCAATCCATTATAATGTGCAGTAAACTTCATCTTAGGGAAGTTGGTAACGTATCTAATCTCTACTTTGTTCATGTATGTAGTATACCATATGCTACAGGGATTACAAGACGCAGATAGTATTTTCTTGATATTGAAATTTAGGAGCGTCTTCTTTTTTTAATATTCCTAAACTATGGAAAACAGATTCAGGTATGATTGGTTCCTCATCATAGAAATTAAAACTATATGGTAGGACAGGATGATTAGAAGATATTTTTACTAATGCTGTTCTTCCGTCTCTACAATGTACTTTTAAAATAAACGTACCTGATTCATGTCTTAGAACTTTTGGACTATGAAAAAGAAATCCATTCCATTCTATTTTAAAAGATGGTGTATTTCTCTCATAAACATATCGCCAAGGATTATATTTAATAGGTGACGATTCCCACAATTCTTTTATTGTCATCTCTATCGCCTTTACAACAGATTATATTTGTATTGTTTCTTGCCTTGCCATTCACGGGAGAGAACTACAAATACTAACCACAAAGCAGATAATAAACTAACTCCACAAAGACATCCGACAAAATTGAATGTCATGTCAAAGTTTCCACCCAAGATGTATTCTATCAAACCTGCAATTGGAAACATCCATAAAAGATAAAATGGAGTAACAATCAGGAATTCCAATAGGTTAAATAGTACTTTTGGCATATTCTTTGTAATCTGCCAAAACGCTAGAAATCCACCAGTGTATAGAAAAACCTGCATTGCTCTTTGAATAATCTCTTGTGTCATCCTGCTATCTCCCAGTCTTCTGCTAAAATATCTTGTTCTCGCATACTGTACATATGCCAAGAAGTAGTTGTTCCGTCTCTAGCGATGAACTTGAATTTTAGTTGTTCATCCATAATCTTGACAAAATAAACTACTCTGCTACGACCGTTCCAAAGCCTAGTCCTAGTAATCGTTTCACCATTTCTAAGCATCGGTAGTACTTGTTCAAGTTTCATAATCTAATGTATCATATGTTATTGTAGTTGTCAAAAAAAATCCCCATATTTACTATCTCTGTAGTAATTAATATGGGGATGAGTGAAAGGAGATTAGAACAAACACCAACCAGAAACAAATCTTTTATAGTTCAGAATCAGGAATATCTGAAATAAAATTATTAACATCCTCACGTAATTCCAACAACATCTCATCAGGATAATCTAACTTCTCAGCCAAAATATCAAATAATTCTGAATCAGCCAACAGCATTTTAAAACCTTCAAGAATCACCAGTAAATCATGTTCTGATTTATTTTCTAGATATGAGAGAGTATCGTTTGGCATTTTTTTATATCTTTCTAACAAAAATTGGTGGCAGTTGTAGGATTCTAACCTACGATATTTCGATTATGAGTCGAGTGCTTTAGGACAACTAAGCTAAACTGCCATATCAATATATTACCATATCTAAAACTGAATGCAAGGAATATCAATTAACTTTTTTGTATAAAAAATTATGACAATGTTCATAATCTATGTAAAAGGAAAACAAATGGAAAAAGAATTATTAGTAAACATGATAAGAGAAAATAAATCCTTAATTCAAATATCAAAAATCACAGGCAAAAGTCTGACCTCTATCAGATATTGGGTAGCAAAATATGAATTAGGAAAAATCAATAATATTAATTGCGAGATATGTAAAACTCCTCTAACAGGAAATCAAACTAAATTTTGTTCAGTTAAATGCAAAGTAAAAAGCACTAATCATAAACATCAAGTATATACTGCACAACAAGCAAGAGGATTGGAAAGAAAAAAACAATTGATTGAAATTGCTGGAGGAAAATGTTGCGATTGCGGATATAATAAAAATATATCAGCCCTTGAATTTCACCATCTTAATCCAGAAGAAAAATCATTTGGTATTGACTTAAGAAAATGTTCTTGTTCAAAATGGGATAGGTTAGTAGAAGAAGTAAACAAGTGTGTATTAGTCTGTGCGAATTGCCATAGAGAAAGACACAATCCAGACTTAATATTATAAAATTGCCTTCCTGATTGACCTTACTCATACCCCTACAAGTAAATTTTCAAACCATCAATCAGGAAAAAGGTGGTATAGGATTCGCACCCATACAGAAGGCTTATGTTCCTTTGCTCTACTATTAAGCTAACCACCTAAGGGTGTGAGAAGAATGGGGCGGAAAACACAACCGGAAAGGAGTATAACCATTCTTCTCACATTGATACCAGAATCACCACATTCTGGATTTTGTTCTTGATGCTGTAGTCATCTTGAACACCCTTATATTATCATGTCTACTGAAGATGTCAAGGTGAATTTCAAACTATCTTTCATAAAAAACCCTTATAGAAAATAAATCTATAAGGGGATATACTCATCCTGTTTTAAAATATTAATATCCTACCCCAAAGGCAATACAGGATGAGAAAGGGTTGCCCCCTTCCTTATGAGCGGAAGAAGGGGGCGTTACAAGAGGCTATGAGCGGTTCCTCTTGTAAATCCTATATAATCTGTTCGTCGTTAATGTAAACAGAATCTACTTTATTTTCTACATCGTATTGAACTGCTGTAACATCGCCTTTTAGTTCAATAGCAACCTCGTCTACACTCATCCTAGAATAGTCGTGAATGTCGTTGTATGAAAGGTGCAGTTCATTATCAATACAGGTATCTAAGAATTCTTTACGAATCTTCACCCAATCGTCTGCTGTAAATGATTGATGATTCTCGGCTTTTAATGAAAAAATTTCACAAATCTCTTCAAACTTATCTGTATCAATTTCTAACTCAAAATGAACAGTAACAATACCTCTAACAAAAGTTTGCATCGTCTATCCAACCTTTCAAGAGTAGTATATCATATGCTAATCAGATTACAAGGAATTCCTGATATTTATCTTCGTCTTTTACAGGGACGTTTGAGATAAGATAATTTTCTCTATTTACCCAATGAAGACCGGGAATAATATAATCATCGTCTCCAGTACAAACCAGAGTCCAGACGTTTTCTGCTTTCTGTTTTTTAATATACTTCCATTGGTCTTCCTCTGTGTAATCAAACACAAAGCCTTGCAATGTACTAGTATTTTCAAATTCATTCTTAACAGGATTATATTTTTCAATCCAGTCATCAAAAGTATATATTCTTTTAATGGACAAGATTCTCAAATCACGAACTTCACAGATTCCATGCTTGTAGTCATTGATAAAAGAATTAATAAACTTCTCAGCGATTAATCTATCTTCGGTTTCTGTTGTCTGTAGTAAACCTGATTTATTAATAACTCGAATAGGTTTGCTTGGATAACTCCAAGCAAACTCTACTTCAACTTTATAGGTAGGGGTGTTTGTCATATGCTAATCTTATCCTATCTATAGTTCTCTTGCAAGTTTTTGATATCATTTTCCAATTGTTTTCGGTTCTCGATATCAAGATATTTGATAACTTGAGCATCTTCAATCTGCGGCATATATCGATTCTCAGATGTTTCCAAAGTATATTTATAATAATATGCTCTGGCGATAGATTGTGTCTTCTTAATCTCTAAAGACAAAAGAATAATAGAGACGAGAGTGATAGAGGAGACGAGAAGCAAACCAATCATCTCATCTGTCAGGCGGTGTTTTGTGTTCATGGCTATAGTATATCATCTGCTACAATGATGTCAAGAAAAAATCCCCCATCACATACACAAAATGGGGGATTTTTTATTCGTTTGGAAAAAGAGTAAACCAAACGAAAGTGGGATATTATTTTACTTCTTTAAGCCATACTGTAGGATAGGCATCAAATTCATCTACCCTAGTAACCTCAAAGACCTTACCAAAGTAAGAGTTGGCTCCACTAACAAGTTGATTAGGATTGACTCTTCCAGAAGCAAAGTCAGAACCTTGATGCTTTACAATTGACTTGCGATACATATCAACGTATACTTTAATATCTTCAGCATTATACAAGCCATCTGATTTATGAAGACGTTTCGCTTCATCCATCTTTCCTTGTAATCCTGTATTTAAATCTTCCAAAGTACTAAAAGAAACTTCCATTTTAATCTCCCAAAGAATTTAATCAAACAATGGGACGGGTGGTATTCGAAACCACGACAAATCGCTTAAAAGGCGACTACTCTAGCCACTGAGTTACCGTCCCAAACCATAGCACCTGAGAGGGTCGAACTCTCATGGGTTGCCCCAACAACTTTTAAGGCTGTCGCATATGCCAATTTCGCCAAGGTGCCTCACCAAACTTACATATCTATTATACCATCATTCCAAAGTTGTCGCTGATATTTTATCGCACAAAACTTTTAAAGCAAGGTTTACTTTCTTTTAGTATTTTGTATATCAGCGACAACTAATATTACCAGACTAGGCTGTCTCTGTCAAGGGTTCCAATGAAGAAACTTTCCGGACAACAATACCATCGCCAGTTCCCTTGTATAGTTCGCCATCTTTCCTCATTTTGCCCAGAATGGCATATACACGACCATACAACCTGCTATTACTACCACCCGTACGTTCTTCATGTGTGATAATATTGCCGTGTCGTTTTTCAAGTTGGGTCATAACAACCTTAATCTTGATAGCACCTTTCTCTTCATTGTTGACAAGTTCAATGATAATATTTTTAATCATTTGTGTTGTTAGTTGAGACTGATATCGGACATACTTTTGGCGGGGCTTGGCTTCTGTAGTATCAGATGCTGGTTCTACGCTAGTAACGAAACCAATACTGCCGTTGAGATTTTCAATACCAGAATAGAGGGAAGTGATTGTAAGTTTATTTTCTTCAATCTGCTTGCTGATGGTCTGGATTTTGGTTTTGAATTCGCTATCAATATTCAACAGTTGCTTTTCGTAGTTCCGTTGAATAGTCTGCTTCTTCTTGTCTGCTTTGCTCTGGATTTTATCAAGACTACGTGAAAGATTTGTGTTAACACTAGCCAATGTGTTAATCTCAGTTACAGCCTTCTTCGTCGTGTCTTGGACTTTTTTCTTATAGTCCACAAGAGCAGTCATTTCGCTCAAAATATTACTCATCTTTTTTTCTCCCAAAGTTCTCCGCCCAGATTGGTTGGATGTCCTATAGTATCAAATGCTACAGACAATGCAAGGACAATTAGCAGATATTTTGAGATATTCGTATTATTTTGTGCTGGTGGTTAGGTAAAGAAAAACCCCTATATTAAAAATAATATAAGGGTTTAGGATGTAATACTATATTATTTTATTTAATCCAAACTTCAATAATATCTCCATTGGTTCCGCCTGTGATTCCAATAGAAAATATTCCTTTATATTTTGTAGTATCATTGATTGCGTATTGAGTTTTATTTGCTGTTGTTGCTGGTATATTTAAAGTCTTTGGTGAATCGTTAGTTCCATCTGATTTGATTGGCACTAGGGTAACAACAACATCAGAAGCACCGATGAGAGACCCTGTTCTAACTTCCAGCAGAGTAGCAAGCATATTAGTAGTAGAGTAGTGGTTAACAGTAGAACCCCAGACACCTACGGATTTGGTATTAGAATATAATTTTACAATCAATTCTTCTGATTTAATTCTTCTATAGAAACTACGATAATTTTCTGTAAATGCTACTGATCTTTCTACGGATAAGGAATTATAATAATTTCTTACTGTTGCTGATTTATTAGCGTTAACATATGTATCTAATGCTGTTTGATAAGATGCGTAAACAGAAGACAAAGTGCTGGACAATGCGTTTTCTGATGTTCTCATGCTCTGTGCTAATATTGTGCTACTATCAAAATCAGCATTAACAATATTATTATCAGCAATACAATCTGCTACTGTTAATCTATTTTCAGTTCCAAGCTTTAATCCGCTTCTTTTCTGTTGTAATACATAGGAGGAACCAGAACCAATAATACCAGCAGAGGATAATAATGTGATTTGTGTATTTGTATTAATCACTGTTACATCATACCAAGTAGAAATTAAATCTGGGTTAGTACTACCGAATCCAATTCTAGCCCCTGATAAAAAGGGTGATACTTGCCATGTTGTTCCTGTTCCTGTTACTACTGTATTACTAACAGATACAGTTCCAATGATATAAGTAGAAGGAAGAGTATTAACCTCTGCCTGTAATGTCGCATCCGCATTACCTATATTTGTAGTGATTGATAATATTGTTGCCGGGTCATATACAAAAGCCATATGTAATCTCCAAAGAGTAATATTGTTATTTTTGGCTGTTGCTTAGGGAATAATCCTTTAAAAAAAATAAGGAGAGGGTATTAGCCTCTCCTTCTATTAGGTTTTTATTATTAAGCTGTTATCGCTCTAGAGCCATTAAGCCCAACTCTATTACCTGCTCTATCGCCTTGAGCATAAGCACTACCGTTGATTCTACTGTTGCTCTCCTGCTGTTGTGTTACTCTAAACTTGCTTCTTATGTAGTCGTTGTTTTCAGCCTTAGAAAGCGTATATGGGTCTACTTTAATAAGAGCATTGGACTTTGACTCTAAGATAATAGAATTCTTCTTTTCCATCAATCTTTGTCGTAGTCTATGAACCATGCCTAGTTTGAAACTGTTAGCATATGTCTTGCCTTCTTGTTTGGTAAGGGACAGGCTAGCCATATGACTTTTGCATTCAAATTCTACAACATTGGCTAAGTATGTAAACATCAAGATAGTTGCTTGTCTGTTCGTTTGCTTGCCGATAATATAATATACTCCAGTGCCAGATACTTTTAGGATGTGACAATAGTGAGCATCAGATACAGAGTTAAGCAATTCTGTTCGCCATGTAGAAAATCTCTTGCCGGTGAACTTTACTTCTTCGTGTTCTACAGATTCTTTTTTCTCTACGTTGATTTCTGTCATAGAGAGGTTATGTTTAGAGAGCATATCCATTGCCATTCTCAGGGCGGTGGATGCTTCGTTCTCATTAGGGGATGCTGAAAGGGCGAGTAGTTTCTTAATCTTCTCGATGATGTTTTGATTTGGTTCCATTATTTCCTCCACACATATATTATCACATATGCTACAGGTTGCAAGGGTCGAATGAGAAATCTATCATTTTAATTGGGAAGAATATATTTGGGTATGGGATTCGTAGAGCGTATCCTATTTTATTATTCCCAATCACATCACCATATTTAATTCCTATTGGGTTGGAATGGTATAGGGTGATTATATTTCTTTCATAGAACGGGATGTCTGAATCGGTGAAGAGGCATAGTGATTCAATCCACAATCTCTTCGGGGATATGATGTCGTTCTCAGGGAAGGCTATATTACCTGACGCTACATGATACAACTTGGATGTGTCTAGAACATAAGATTTTAAATATTCTATATCATCCTTGCGTTCTTCAAGGCTAGTATCATAGTTCTTGAGGTAGTGAATCATAATGTAGTGTAACATGGAAAGAGGGAGACTGCAAGCAATCTCCCTCGAAATTCTTTATGCGTCTACTTTATATTGCAGAAGGATATCGAAAATATAATCTGAATCGTCATAGATGGAATCAATATATTTTAATACTTCTCCCATTTGAACAGACTCGAAATCTTTGTATTCCTTTTCCAATGCGTTCTTCAGCTTAACATATTGTGCTTCATCAAGGTTCTTTAATGTAGCCTTCATATCAATATGAGATGATAGGTCTACAGTAATCTCCTCGTAAGAATCCTCATCCTCATCATCCTCGAATTCCTCGGAGTCTTGTTCTTCCGGCTCGAATTCTTCAGGGTCTTGCTCCTCGAATTCTTCCATTAGTTCATCAAAGAGGTTTTCAGATATAGTATCTTTTAATACACCCAGAGGCATTACATCTTCTGTCGGGGATATTTTTTTAATATCTTGTACTGCTTCATCTTCTCCCCATTTGTCAAGAAGATTAACAACATCGGATACAGATATTACATCCATCATTAATGGTTTGTTTTCCCATTTCTGATTAACATAAGTATCATTGTCTGTTTCCAGATATGAATCCTGAATTTTATTTTCATCCAAGGTTACATTATATTCTTGTGTAACCTTATATTTACAGGTACGCAATTTCTGGAAATTACAATCTGTTGGAATACTTACAACATCAGCAGGGTCGATTTCCACGATGAGCAGATGACCGCCTTCAGGCATAAAGTCTTTGGCGTAATCAAATGTCCCTGCATGGAAGCCGTGGGAGCATCCTACGTCCTTGTTATCATCGACCTTGTTACGAGGCATTTGAAGAGTATTACCAACCGTATTATTAAACGTTCCAGTATGACAATCGGTGTAATTTGCTCTCACTGCTTTGTAGGCTTGAATTGTGCCATTGGATGTAATGGGCAAATTCCTATGCTCTAAGAATGTATACAATTCATCCACTGCTCTTTTGCTAGGATTTAATTGTAGTCGGGTCATGAACTTGAAAATCGGTGTACAGTCGATATTATTAGCCATGAGATTAATAATACGAGATGCGATAATGCCGTTTACCATTTCCCCATCGATTGTTACATTGCCGTCTTTAACAATAATATTCTCATATTGTGCGTAGAGGGAATTAAACTTAAGAGTAGGGTTGAGAACGAATTTCAGTTCCTCCCAATTCTTTTCGGAGAGAAACTTGATAGCATTACGAAAGTTTACGTTCTCCGCTGTAATGGTGTACTGTTCAGAATCAATGAACACGGTGAGGAATCCGGATGATGGGGCGGGATTACAAGTGAATGAAGGTTCCATACTAATTTCCTTTCAAGAATAGTATATCATATGACAGGAGGGATGCAAGCCCTCCTGTCATCATTTGTTACATTTCCATTATTTGATTATATATTGAAAATGGGCTTCTAATGTATTGGGAGATAATATTAATCTTTTCATCCTTCATTAGAACTTCTTGTTTTTCTTTAACAATGTAAGGTTCGTATGGAATATTATAATTAATATACGCTTTTATCATTTTAATATTATGAAGAGCATTTGCGCTTTTGTAATCATTATCAGCGAAATCAAGCAATTCCATAATATATTTCAATTCAGGATTTGTGATACTAGTATTTGACGTTTTATATCTATGAATGGACTTGAATAAATCATCTACACGTTCTGCTTCTAAGAGTTTATTAATCTCCTGTTCATTATTATAATATAGTTCGTCTGCACTTTTCTTTAACGCTTCTGTAAGACTAAGCCAAGAATCACCTACAGATTTAATATGTTTTGGTTTAACACCGATGATATTTTTAATACCATATTGTTCTAAATCGTTAATAGTGCTGTTAGTGATATCAAATTTCAATCCGTTGCGTTCAGGGGAGAATCTGGAAATAACAACATAAATTCGCTGTTCATCCAAGTCTACTTCTTTCGCAACTTTCCAATGGTCGCTGTTAGTACTACCATATCTATTGAAAGAATAATATTCTGCATCTGCCATTGCTACTCTCGGTGTTTTGGATTTGACCGATTGAACAGCAGGTAAGGTTTTGACATGAACTAGATTTGCTCCAATCATATCTGGACTATTAATAAATTCTTGCGCTTTTGCATCAGATGAGAAATATATTAATGTAGGCTTTTCACTATCACCTAGATGTTGGATTAATCTTTGTTTAATAGTATATTCTGGAGTACAAGGACTAGCAACATAATAGACTGTATTCGATTGGCAAATAATATATTTTTGAATTCTAGCCCGATTAGCAAGAGTACTATAATATACTTTTACTTTCGCTCCGTCTAATGAAAGATTATTATTTGTTATAGTATGAGCATTATATTTATAAGACGGAATTCCCATACTTGCAAACGAAACATCATAATAGATTGATTTTGCTTCAAAGATACTACGGCATTTAGTAACCTTCTGCTGTATTACTTTTTGCACTTCCACGTTGATATTATTGATAGCGTTGATAATCCATTTTTGGGTTTTATCATTTAATTCTAATGATTCCCTAGACGCTGAATTTGTAACATCACCAATTTCTGCTTTAAGATGAATAGTGTAACCGTTTTGGTCTAATATTTTTCTATCATCAGATTCTAGATTAATATTTTCAGTAGATACAGGATAAGCGATATTTCCCATATGAACGATAAGAGTCGGTTCACCATAGTGCTTTTTAACAATATACCAGTTATTGCCTTCTAGGGTTTTGAATGAAGACTTGAATGTGTTAATCTGCCGGACGATATTATCATTATTGAAGGTAGGAATATTATCCCAATATCGGAAGAAGAAATAACATTTATCAGATAATATTTTAGCGTCTTGTGCTTTTATTGGGATTGTAATTTCTAATCCAGTTTCATCTGTTTCGGAAGATGAAACGAGCGATACTACACCTTTATTGGATTCATCGATAAAAGCATTGTATACATTTTTAATACCATTGTGATAAGAGGTAATAAGGAATGTGCTAGTATATGCAAAAGCGGATTTACTACCCAGACCAAGCATACCTACTTGATTATTTGTATTTCGCTTTGTAGATTCGCCATAGGATGCAAAGACATTTTTAATATCATCATCGGACAAACCAGTGCCATAATCACGAACTACAAACTTACCATCGCCCCAATAAGACGGTAGGCTAATGTTGATAGGCTTTGTAATACCAGAAGCAACATGAGCATCTAAGGCATTCGTGCTGTATTCACGAATAATAGCCATTATCTTATCAGAATATAGTTGTCCCCTGAGAATTGAGAAAATATGCGCTGTATTCTCTTCTTTAATGGAGAAAAATGTCTCTACGCTATTGTTACTACGAATAATAACATTGTTGGTTGTTTCTGCTATCATAATAAAATCCCTTCACACATATATTACCACATATGCTACACATTGCAAGGTAGGGACAAAAAAAGAGAGACATATTATTGTCTCTCTTATAATTTAAAAGTTATCTATAAACTGGTCAACATCACCATAGTCTTCTACTATTTTATTTTTCCAATTATTGTATGTTTTAATACAGGCTTCTGCTAGCATATGTTCATCTACTTGTATTGCTTTTGCCAATTGTTTAATATGATTTGCGTTCATCGTTCCTCTTGATAAAATTGTTAGTAGATTATGATAAGATATAACGTAGCCATTCTGTGTAATAACATCGCATACAGAAACGTTATTATAATTTAATTCACGAACTCTTTGGTTATAAATTAATCTTACTCTATTTAGTTTAGCATGAGTTCCGATTCTTTCAGGTTGTGGTTTAGCACCTTTTGAATTGTAAGTGATATAATTATTTCCCATAGATTCCTGTTTTCTGATTATATTCTATTGATTCAAGACCAATAGAGTTTAGTATAGATTCATTAATAAAATGTTCTTTATTATTTGAATCTAATTTTACTACACCTAAGCATGGGAGATATAAATTCCCACATTCATCTTCTAACATAACATTCCCATTTTCGTCTTTATGAGGTTTTAGATTAGACTTCATAGTTCCAGCCACTAAGAATTTGTATTCTTGCATAGTGTATCAAATTTCTGGATTTATTTCAATATAGTTATTTGGTAATATTCTGGAGTATGTCATATCTAAGTTTAAATTATCATATTCGATAAAATTGAATAGATTAGATAAGTTGAATATTAATTTATTATTCTTTATATTGCTGTTTGTTTTAGATAAATAATGTTTGTTAGGCATTTCTATTCTACAATAAGCGGTATATTCTTCTGTATCATCGTCTTTGTATCCCACACCAATAATAGCAACACCGTCTGCTTCTTTTTCAAATGCGGTTAACTGCATCATATTTACAGATAATTTTGTTGCTTCTGTGGATGACAAATCTAAATCTGGTAATGCGAAGACAGATGATTCATTTCTATCGCCTAAACCTAATATTGCTTTATGTTCTTTTAACAAGAAGAAAGCAACAGTGGGGAATAAGCCTGACCCGCCTATTGTATTTAAAATAGGAGAGACTGCCCATCCCCAAGGTTCATTATTTAATCTATCATATAATTCTTTTAATGTAATATCCACATTAGAAATTCCAATATGTGTCAAAATGGATTCTAGGAATTACAATATTAACATTCTCACCATCCACATTGCTATAAAGAGAACAGGAATCAAAAGTCATCCTATTTCGAATCATCATATGGAGATTATTATCTTTGTCTCTGAATGAAATAGATTGTGTCTGTAAACCTTCATTCTTATTTACGATATCAAAAGATTTTAACTGCGAGATTACTTTATCCATTGTTTTTCCTCAACATATCCAGTATAGCATAGTCTTTACTCTTAAGCTCTACATCAAACATTACATCTTCATCATAATGTGTAGGTAAATGCTCCGCCATATCCTTGTGCGCTCTTGTACCGTTCTTTCCTTCACTGTAATGGAATAAAGGCTGAACTGTCCAAGTAGAAAGAGCATCATAAAAAGCATCATAATAAGATGTTCCATGATTTAACATTTCGTGATGTAAATTATCAAATGTTACTGGAATACCGTGAGAAGAATAAAAATATTTCTTTAGATTAGCAACAGTCCAAGTATTACCTGTATCATTATTTTCTAATACAAGTCTATTCTTTACACTGTCAGATAACTTATTATAATTATCCATGAATGTTTTGGCTAATGCATCTGCTTCGCCTTCTTTTCGTACATGGATATTAAGTGGATTATAATACGTTTGGGATAATTCTAATCTATCAAATATCTCCCCATGAAATTCCAAATCAACAATAGAATGATTTACTTTCACAGGGTCATCAGAAGTAAGAGTAATATATTCTGATGGATGAGCAGAAACACGAATACCTGTTTCTTTAATAGTTCTTTTTAATTTATCTATCTCATACTTAATAAATCCATAGTTAGGCAAATCTTCTAAATTTAACATAACATCAGGATGCTTAATTACTGGACATAAATCAGAAGACAAACGATAACCTTTAATACCAGAAGAAGAACAATGCTTTACTATCTTCTCAGCAACAGAAAAATTATTACTTATTATAGAAGATAACTTTTCTAATGATTCCTCTCTCGGTTTGGAAGAAAAAGATTTATATGTCATGGTGCGGAATTTATATCCCTGTTCAGCCAAGACATTAGATATACAACACAAGGAGAGGTTCATAAGGTATTATATCACCGCAATCTAGATTTCAACCTAGTAATAACAAAAAGTATAACAATTGTTACAATAATATCAAATAAAATAATATACATCATTGTGAATTATTTCTTCTTAAAAAAATAGTATCCGCCTAGTTGTTTGTGTTCTACCCCAATAGAATCTAGATATATAAAAAAATCATCTTTGGATTTTTCGATTATATTTACTCTAGGATAGTCTGCGATATTTTCATCAATAAAATATACTTGACAATGAATCTTAGCATTCTCAGAGATATAAGTTTTTAATGATACGAAATTCTTAATCGGGTTTAAGGAAGATAAAATTAATACACTGATTATAGGCAACATATTTAAATTATACCTTGTTCTTTTAGTTCTTTAACTTGCTCGATTTTTTTTGTGTTCGTCATTAATTTTTTCAATTGCATATCTTTCTGCTACTCTTCTTGTTTGTAATTGTAGTTGGACATATCTCTCGCAAGTCTTAACTGTCTTGGCTGTTTTTAATGTATAGCCGAATTGGTCTTTGACTGCATATCCATCTTCCATTTTATAAACATAGAAGCCATCAGCCATATAGATAAATTTTTCAATCTTCATCTGCATCCTCGAAATAATCTGATTCAATTAGAGAAGAAGATTTTAATTCTTCCACAATACCGGGATTTTGGAATAGCCCGTTACGAAATGCTCTAATAATTAAATCTTTAGTTTCGTCATCATACTCTTTTGAAAGTTCATCTCTCAATCGTTCTGACATTGCTGATATCCACTTAAGGTTTTCCATGGCTTATTATAACATATGATAAGGGGAGATGCAAGCATCTCCCCAATATCTTTTAGTCTTCTTGTTGGGTCAGTTCACCGTGAAGACATACACTATAGACATAACCATCATTAGTGTCCATTGCTTCATATTTATTTACTACAACATCAAGAAGGTTAGTCTCATTAAAAGCATCAGATGTGTCAATAGAGAGGACACAATCAACGTCTCCATACTCTTTTTTAATTTTCTGGAGTTCTGCGATAAGTTTACTCAGCGTCACTTTCTTCACTCTCCTCAAATACTTCAGCCCATTCAGCCATACCGCCCCATTTACCACATTCTACGGCTTCTCGAAATGAACCATAGCAACAGGTTATTTCAAGTTTGCCATCCTTACAGGTAAACTCATAATGGTTATCATTTTCAATAGAACCCGATACCATCTCGAATACAACATTAGGATACAGTTTAGACAATCCTTCTACAAATTTCTCTGGAGTATCCCAAGGACTATTGAAAGAATAAATTACTGTATTGAAATCAGGTAGTTTTTTTACTATAACTTGAGAAGCATCCCACTTGACACCCCAATTATCAACAGACCAATCGTACCAGTTAGTGAATCCAGTAGCGATTTGTGCTTGTTGATTCTTGAGAGCCTGTTGTGCAATACTTGTAAACAAAGAATGACCACTGTTGATAATTTCAGTGAGACCCATTGCTGTAGAATTTGTTTCCCGATTGTAATCAAGAATCAATGCATTTACATTAACATCAGGACTTTGTGTTTCGCTCAAAATCTCAGGCATAGGGAAGAAAGAATGATATAAATTATCTTCATCTACCTTGCTCATAAAAGAATCGCACTCTTCCTTAGTTTGGAAGATGCAGGTTAGTTCGTTCATTACCCAGTTCGGCATTTTATTCTCCTAATCAAAATCACCAACAAAGAATAGTATCACCTGTTACATACGATAGCAAGAAAAAGCCCAGATTATTTTCTGGGCTATATTTTATTCGCTAAACTCTGCTGAATCATAACGAACATTTTTAATATCATGTTTTTCCATGTCGTCATATTGGTGTAACATTTCATATTCACCATTAGGACTTTCAGCAACTAAACATACCTGAAGCATATACATTTTATTATTAAACTCAACTGCATATAATTGATTTAAAATATCTTGATGAAAAACTGCATCATCAGGAATTTCCATAGTGCCGGTAACTGAAAAATTAATCTTCATTATTCTCTACCTCTATTGTTGAATTTACTCGAATATGTTTAATTTCATATTCACTAACAGACCAGATATCATTAGGAAACTGAATCAATTCTTCTGGATTATTAACATCCACTTCGACACAATTAAAGTTTAATTCAGGTTCAAATACTACGCCTTCACATTCGAATATTCCGCCGTCATGAATTACAACATTATCTGGTATTTCAAACTCTGCTGTAAAAACCACTCGCATTTTTCTCATGCCCTAATATATCACATTTACTATAACACTAGCAACACTAAATTTCTATTATGTTACACTGGAGGTTAGGCTTGTGGATTAAAACAAAAAATCCCTAAAATAAATTAGGGATTATATTGCATCCTATGTAGCATATGATAATATATCTATGGTGAAAGGAGAATGTTCAAAAGTATATTATTTAGTATAGATTGGTATTCTTTTAGTCGGCTTCGTTTGTAACCAGATATATGTAGAGAAAGCATAGAGAATTTATTATCAGAATAGCCGGTAGAGATTTCAAATGTTCTTCCGCCAAATAGAGGAAAGTTAATATCATCAATGTCTTTATTAAATGAATTATATATATTCTCTAACAGTAGTCCTTTATATTTATTATCTACAATAAATACGATATAAGGATGAGAAAATTTATTCATATGACCTGAACATGAGTATACAGTCCAAACCCAATTGCTTTTATTGATTCTTACTATACCGTCTCTAATCTTTTTATCTATGTTTTTTGGGTTTACATTTCTTGGGTCTGGGTAATTAATCTTATCTAAAAATCTAGACAAGTGATTATGGTTGTAATGATTTAAGTTATTATATTCGTGTTGATAAAGATCGCTAGTCATTTTTTACAAGGGCTAAAATTGGTTCTTCTTGGGATAATGGGAAATCAGAGACAGATACTTGGAACTCATCAATAGAGAAATTCCAGTTATTATCTTCACACAATAATCTGAAATCTTCAAGGCTGTACACATTATCATTTTCTAAAAATCGTACTAACTGGTCATCTCCATATAAATCTATTAATCTATCAATAGCGGTCAAATCTAATAATGTCATCTTGTTATTTTTATTCCAGGTAAGGTTCCAATTAATTTATGGTCTTCCTGAAGTAATCCTCTATATATATCATACCCCCATCTAACTTTGCGGAATATCTTTTTTGATGTTATTTTATGGAAGGTAACGTTGTCTAAAAAACCACTTGCGAGATTATTATATATAGAAAAATCAACGAAGAAATCTCTATAAGGTTTTACTATATTAAAAGCAGAACCTAAATCTCCCAGCATAATATTAATATAGAAATTTAATGAATCCCTTATAATGTCCAGTTCCTCTAATGTTATATAAAAAGATTCACCAACATTAGGATTATTTTTATTCTTATTAGAGAATTGTATTAATCTATGTTTAAGATCTAATATAACTTTATTCTCCTGTAATACATTTAGATATTTTATTTCTTTTTGTATTGTGTATAGATTATATTTTAAGTTATGTAATCTTAAAATGAATATCTCTTCCAGTTCACCTTCATTAACAGCTGCGGTAATGTTTTGTTCTAATAAAGGGATAATAGAAATTAAATCTCCTTTTATTACGTTTTTAAAAGATCCTACAATATGGGCTAATAATTTCGCTTGAGTATATAAAACGATAATATTCATAATGTTGTATTATTTATTTTCTTGTTTAATATATATCCAAATGGCGGAATTAAAAATAATAGACCGGCCAGCTTGTGAATAAGACTAGATTTAAAATAATCTAATAAGAAAAATAATCCTGTAGCAAATATCGGATATATAATAATAAATAATAATAAGATGAATTTTAATTTAGCTATTATTATTATTCTGTCTTTTTCATATTTTTCACAGTTTTTACAAATGTTACTAAACGTACATGTAAGAAAAGGATCTCCACAAATTTTGCAGAGATCCCATTTAGATTTTAATGTGTAACTGGAAATTATCATATATAATAATTTCCAGATTAAGTACGGTTACACTTTAGAGACGAACACCTAATACGGATAGTGTCTTATTCAAATCGATTCTACATGTAACTGCGGGAACGACACGATTACTAATACGACCCTTATCAGCTAAATCTGTACCTTCGAAATAGGCCCCAGCTTTAAGAGATACACCGAAATGCTCACCTAATGGAAGTAATAGACCAGCACCAACAGCAGCCTTATTACCATAGCGATCTGTACTAACGGTAGCTACGGTTTCTACTGTACGATTAAAAACCTTGTAAGAATCAAGATTAGTAACAAGAAGAGCATTACTGTTTCGGCCATCTAAAGATACACCCATGGAAACACTCTGAATCTTGCCGTCCTTAAAACCAGGCTTGACAAAAAATGATTGTGCCTTAGGTGGAGCTGCTGGACCATACTCTAAAGCATAACAATTAGAAACAGCCAATAAAGCTGCAATAGATAAAAAGATCTTCATATTTTTTCCTTTTATAATATAGCACTTAACTTCTTCCTAGCTCGAAATACTTTAACCTTAACTGTATTATAATTAAGATTCATATTAACAGCTATTTCGTTAAGACTATATCCCTCTAACAAACATAACATTATATCACGATCTATAGACTCGAATTTTTCAATCTCGATTTTTAAAGATCTTAACGTTTCCTTAGCTTCCACTTCTCTCGAAATATTTACATCATTATTTATAAGATAAGCTTGCTCTAAATCTACAATGCTAAGTTTCTTAATCCTGTAATAATCTATATAAGCGTTTTTAGCCATCATTTTAAGATAACCTCGAACATTATTTACTACAGGTTTATTAATCCAATAATTAATTAAAACACTTTGAACTAAATCTTCAGCTAATAATCTATCCCTCGAAATAAGAGAAAGATAATTAACCAAATAATTTCTATGTTCTAAATAATCTGGCTTCATCTAACACATTATACCATGTCTTCTAATTTGTTCTTCTCGAATTCTTGAATTAATTTATTGCCGGTATATTTACTCTTCGAAAAGAAAAATATTGTATGGTTATCAAATCGCAAATCATAAATATCATTCTTATCTTCTTTACCTTTTAAATACTCGAAAAACTCATTAGTATAGTTATAGTATTTTAATTTAATACTATAACTATAAACAGTCATCTCTACTATATTAATCAAGTTCTTCAATAACCTGGAACACATATTTAAAAGCATGTGATCTAACAACAATTTCTTCTGGATCCTGGATATTAAGTCTCTTACCGTGATACCCTAGTAAGTTAACAATAGGTGGAACAGAAGGCGCTACTCCCGTTTGATGCTGATACTGTGCCCATGATTGATATAAATTAGCATCAGATCCAAGGTTAGCAAATAAAATATCCTTCTCATTCTCGAAAGGAATACTATATCTCTCTAACATATCACTTAACTCATTATAATTAGATTCTTGATATCTTGCTAAACTACTCGAATTTTCCCTAGCATATCCAATTAATCTATCATCCTCGAAAACAGCATAAAACTCACCTGTACTAATATTAACAGGCTCCCTTAACGCTTCTACTGTATCTTCCATTACTTCTACGTTTTCTACAGTTTCAACATCTTCGAAAACTTCCACAGCTTCTACAGTAGTCTCTTCAACAACTTTCTTTAATCTACCCATATTATCCCCCTTATAATCTTTTTTGTCCAATAATATTAATCTGCACCAAAGCACCATTTAAAGTTTGATCTATCTTAGCTGGTAAAGAATAATCATAACCTTCATCTTGTAATACAGCTTCTATTAGATTAACATTATACGAATTTAATAACGGCTCTAAATCCTCGGAGATATTATAATGATTAATTCTATTAACATCACTTCTCTTATAATTACTCGAAAAAGAAAATTTGTGATCTAGATTAAAATTACTCGGCCAATTACATTTCTCATATAACTCGAAATCTGGAATTGTAATATATAAATATCCACCAGGCTTTAAAATTCTACACCAATTAAATAAACTTGTTCTAACACTCTTCATATGCTCTAAACAATGACTCGAATAAACAAAATCATAAATGTTGTCTTTCTGATCTTCCATAAAATTCGCATCACCCTGCTTAAAATCATAACTCTTAACAGTGCCATCTAATACTACTAAAGGATCAGGACCAGAACCAATATCAATTCCCTTACCATTTAAATACTTCTCGAAATGACACTCTCTAATTCTTAAATTATAACTCTTACTTGTTTCAGTCACTTTACTCGAATTCCTAACTTTATTAATTCACTATTTATAAGAGGAAAACCAGTAACGTAATCAAAACCTACTTCTACTTCTTGATCAATTAAAAGATCTTTAACCTTACTCGAAAAATAAATTATATTCTGATTACTACTGCCTCTTAAACCATCTTTAGTTATACAATCCTTAACAAATCTACCGTCTATCAAAACGTCTAGATAATTTAAACAATCCCTCATAGTATTATCACTATTAATCTCATCTATAGTAAAACCAGAAAATACAATAATCCCATCCTTATAATCTTTCTTATATAACTCTTTTAATAATTCTAATAGGAATTCAGATTGCTCGAAAGGATCACCACCAGAAATAGTAATGCCAGTAGGATTAATCTTTTCTATTATGGTAATTAAACTTTGAACAGTATAAAGAGAAACAGGTCTATCGTTCCAAGTCTCAGGATTAAAACAACCGAGACAACCTTTAGAACAACCCTGAAACCATAATACAAAACGATTTCCAGGACCATTAACAAAAGAACTCGAAATATAAGAATGGATATTGCCGGTTAACATAAAAAGTTGCAGGTATAAAACAAATTAGGATAGAATACATATATAGACACTTCTACATAGGTAACAATATTATACAAAATATGTCTAGCAGGTATCTAGAATATACAGTGTAGAAATAATAATATATAATAAGGGACATTAAAAGAATACAAAAATATATAGAAGAAGAATAGGGCTTATGATTTAGCTTCGAAATTCTATAAGATTAGTGGATATTTTAATCGAACGTAAATAAAAATAAACATAAGGCGGAACAACATATAAGTAAGTATTGAAGAATAGGTTCGGAAATATACATAAAGCTTAGAGGAATTATTTGAAGCTACACAGAATGTTAACAATTACAGTTAATTTTATAGTTTAACTGTCGATTATTGTTTGACGTTTGAATGTGTGCTGATTAACCGTCCCGTATTAAAAAGCCACTTATTCGTTATTATTGTATTATTTCATAGATATTTATTTGTTCTTATTTATTCTATTATTTGTTTTTTCTCTATTGTATTAATTTATTTTTTTTTCTTCATTTGTAGTATATTGTTTTTTGTTTTGTAGTATTGGATAGATTTTATTTTATTGTCTATTAGTTATTATTCGTTCTTAGGTAATAAATATAATCTTTTAGAATATTCTTTTTCTCATATAGGTTAATTTGTATTTCTTCTATATAGTAAATTAAATATTCTCCCTTATATGTAATTATTTATTCTTCTCTTATAATTGCTCGAAAATCTTATAATCACTCGAAAATCTTTATCCTCATAAGCTAAAATGTATCAATAGCTATTATCAATCGTTTCCTATGTGATTAGTTAGTAGTAATGTGTTTTATTGTTATTAGTAGAGAACCAAGTGAATTTCTTTTATTTTCTTATATAGGGAAATTAATTATTGTTATATTGTAATTGCTCGAATTTTTGTTTTTTGTTATATGGGTTATTTTGTTTCTTTCTTATGTAATTGGGTTTTAGTCTCCACTCAGTCTCCATTGTGATTTTTATTTTTATTCTTTTTTTCTATATAGTATTTTGAATTTGGGTTATCTATGTCATTTACTATCCACTGTAATTTTATTAATTATCCTATATAAGAATTATATTTTTACGTTTAGTCTAATTATCTTATTTTTCATACTTCCCAGCTCCTTTCTAATCCTAAAGCTAATCTGTATAATTTTTTTATTATATTTCGTTTACGGTCTCTTGTTATATTTCCTTATGTGATTTTTTATTATTTCATTTATACTACGGGGGTAATTATAGGTGTTAAGTATAAAAAAGGGGTATCTCTAGCAACATTTTATTCGTTTAGGGTATTTGTATTCTTTGGTATATTTTATTGCTCTATTGTAAAGATTTCAGGTTATTTTTTGGATGTATTATTCTTCTCAGTGATGTTTATTTTATCTATATGTTTTTGTTAGTGGTATTAAAAAAGAAACACCCCTATATTTTTATGTAGGGGTGTTATTGTTTTATTCTATTTCTATTTTGTTAGGTAATATTTTTTTATGTTCTATTGGGTTTTCTATGTCGCCGGATCTTTGTGTGATATTGATTTTATTAAAGTAAGCTATGTCTAGTATTCTTTGGCTTAGTGTTATTGGTCTTGTATCGAGTATGTGTATATTTCCTGATGTTGCTACGTATTTGATATTATTATCTTTTAGGTATTGATATATTGTTATTTTTGGATCTTGTATTATGTCTTGATATTTAGTTTTGATATTAGTGGATATTTGATTTTCTTGACCCCATTCAAAGCATTCTCGTAATATTTTAAGTAATCTTTGTTTTGCGTCTGTTCTTATATATAGGTTGATTAGTTCATATAGATAATTTGTTTCTATGTCATTTATAATCAATCTCATAATTTCATCATATATTTTTTGGTCAGCGTTAGGTGTAAAGTTTTGGTAGAGGTCTGTTTGTTTTAATTGTTCTGTATTGAATTCTTCTTTAAGTGCTTTTTGGAATAGATCTATTTCTAGTGTAATTCGATCCATGCTTGTAAAGTCAGTTTTAGTTTTACCTAGTTCATATATATATTTGCCTTGTTGATAATTTGAATTTCTAAATGCGGCGAATAATTTATATAGGTACAATTCTTTATCTTTTGTGTTATCTGGTTTATCGTTTAGGTTTATACTAGAATAGTCCATATGGAATAGTTTTTTCTTACTTGAGTCGCCTTTATATATTCCGGTTTGGTTTTTGAATTCTCTTTCGTATACTTTTGGTGATAATGTTTTAATATTTGTAGCTGGTGTATTATTATTTCCTATAAATACGAGGTCACCTAATTCTGCTGCAAATTGTTTATATATATTTGCTAGATGTATTTTAAAGAAGTCTTGTAATATTATATTGTCTTCAGCTACAGTTTTTATTTGTGATTCTATGCTGTCTATTGTGTATGTATCTTCAGATTTCCATATATAGGATTGCACGATTATTTTATTAGAGTCGTCGAAGATAGCGAATATCCAGGAGTCCATATTTTGTGCAGTGTCCCAAACCACGGATTCAGCTTCTCCATTTATTTTTTGGCAGCAGTCGGTTATATTTCCAGCAAAGAGATATGTAGGATTATTTTTAGGTAATAATTTAGCTGTGTATACTTTATCGTTTTTTGTATCTGGGTATATTATATTAATATCTCTTATAGGTATTTGATTTTTATTTTCTAGGTATAGATTTTGTAAGCTGATGAAGTTTTTAGCATTAAAATATGGTTTAGTATAGTTATAATACATTTTGAAGAATGTTTGATCTTTTATATCTTCTGGTTTTAATTCTTTTATTAATTTGTCCATAGCTATAGCTTCTTCTGTAGCTTTGGGTGTTGATGTTCTTATTAGGTCTCTTACAGCTATTTTTTTCACTTGTCCATCTTTAATGACATTTATAATTTCGTCTAAATGTTGTGATGTTGTTAGTGTGCTTCTCAGTGTTTCTTTTTTTATTCTAGCAGTATATTCTTTTATTTGTTTTTCATCTGGTTGTAGATCTGGGTAATTTATTCCTTGGCGGATTAATTTATCTTTAATTTCTTTTAGGGGTACAGGTGCTTTTAAGTTATCGAGCACATATTTTTTTCTTTCTTTGTTAAATGAGAAATTATTATCTTTTATATTAGCTCCAAAGAAGTGAACAGCGGTATATGGTCTTGTGTTATAGTAAGGGCTGTAAGGATTTTCCCATATTTCTTTTGTATCGGTGTTTAGTGTTTTAGCTGTTTTGATTAGGTATCCCATATCTTCTGGTACACTTGCTCCAGATAAATTTTGTTCTTGTAATACGTTAAACAATTCTGGTATTATTGGTGAGTTGAAGAATATGTGGTTTTTATTTTCTTCTGTATATTTTTCGTTTATATCTTTTGTTAATGTAGATGCTAGGATAAGGAATTCAGGTAGATATTTTTCTTTGCCTTTATTTATTTCTTTTATGTGATTAAAGAATTCTAATGTTAATTTTTTTGCATCTTGTATTTTATTATTCGTGTATGTTTCTCTAGGATTATATTTTTGTGTTATTAGGTCAGTTATACCCATTTTATTAATATCTAGTAATAATGCTGCTGACAATTCATCTGGGGATAGTAGGTCTGTTATTTCTTGTTCTGGGTTAGCAATACCGTCTAGTAATATATGATGAATAGATACCTGGCTTGATATAGAGAATACATATTTTGCTTGTGATAATTTATCTTCTATTTTTCTTATTGTTTGTTTAGCAATTTCTTTTTGTTCTTGAGATATATTAAGGTCTCTAATTTGGAAATCAAAACCTTGAATCATCGTGTGTAGATTTACTAGTTTATTTTGCATCTGGCTATATCTGTTCATAATCTTTAATTTATTTATAAAAGGTATATTATCCTTGGGGGTGTGTTATGGTTAGATGGAGAGATTTGATAGTTTATTGTATGTCTGAATATAATGAGAAATGGGAAGATGTAGTTAGTTATGTTCCAGATGATGGTAAGTGGTTAGATTATTTATTTGATGATACATATGGTTCTATTGAGGGAGAGCCATTTACTCTTTGGACTAAGGGTAGGGTTTATTTTCCTATGGTGTTTGATGGTAGTGAGTGGGTTGCGAGTATTAGTAGAAATCCTGATGGTGTAATTACTAAGCATTTGGGTTCTTGGTGAATAAAATCTTGTTATTTGTTGTATTATATATATAGGTTATTAACCAAGGTGATCTTTTAGACACCTATTTTAGAGCGTACCTTATGGGCGCAAATGGAGAATTATATGGCTAGTATTGATGATGTATTGAATCTACCTCAGCGTAGAATTTTAATGCCCAATCGTAATGTGATCATGGATCAACATGAACAGATTATCAACAAGTTTTTTGACGATTTTTTAGGTAATCGTAAAAACTTTATTCATTCCAACACTTCTTATCCAAAAATGGATATCTTTGAAGATGATTCTTATTTCTGTTTGGACTTTGCTGTACCCGGTGTTGAAGAAAAAGATCTTGACATTGAAGTTGTCAAAGAAACTAAGCTTTTAACAATCACTGGAAATTCAAGAATCCTTAGAGAGAAGAGTTATTTCTATCATCTTAAAGAATTGAAGCAATCTGCTTTTACAAGAACAATTCAATTACCAGACAATCTTGAGCTTGACCCTGAAGTTTGTCATTTAGAAGCTGGTATTCTTAAATTAGCTTTTAAGAAGATTGTTTTTAAAGAAGAAGAGCTTAAAGAAACAGTAAAGAAAATTAAAATTAAGTAAATCATAATTTTACTTAAGGAAGAGAGGTATTTTATGCCTCTCTTTTTTTGTGTGTGGTAAAATAGGTTTATGATTATTCCTACAGTATTAGAAAAATCATCTACCGGTGAACGTGCTTATGATATTTGGTCTAGATTACTTAAAGACCGAATTATCTTTTTAGGGCAAGAGGTAGATGATTATATTATTAATTTGATTATCGCTCAGATGTTATTTTTAGACAAGGAAGATAGTCATAGACCGATTGAGTTTTATATTAATAGTCCTGGTGGTAGTGTTAGTGCGGGATTAGCTTTGTATGATGTTATTAATACAATTTCTGCTCCTGTTAATACCACTTGTGTAGGTATGGCAGCTAGTATGGGAGCTATTCTTTTAGCTGGTGGTACTGGTACTCGATCTGCTTTGCCTCATTCTCGTATTATGATTCATCAGGTATCTTCTGGTTTTCGTGGTACATCTGCTGACATTCGTATTCAGGTTAATGAGACAAATAAGTTGGAAGATCAATTATTCGATATTCTTTCTCTCTCCACTGGTAAAACGAAGAAGCAGATTGCTAAAGACTGTGATAGAGATTATTACATGAGTGCGGAAGAAGCCAAAACGTATGGTGTTATTGATTGTGTAATTGAAAGTAAGAAAAATGGCAGAAATTCTCAAGTCTAAGTCTATTTATTATAATGATGTAAATCTTGTAGCTCAACCTTGTAAAGTTAAGTCTCGTAAAGATATTCCTGTAGAGTTAAATAGAATCATAGTTTCTCCTATGGAAGCTATTGTTGGTAAAACATTTGCTCTAAAGGCTAATGAGCTTGGTCTTACAGTTTGTCTTCATCGTTTTTGTTCTATTGAGGAGCAGGTTGAGCTTTATAATTCTTTACCTAATAAAGCTAATGTATTTGTATCTATCGGTTTGAATGATTGGGATAGGGTCAAGGCATTAAAAGATTGTGGTGCTGATAAATGGCTAATTGATATGGCTAATGGTTATATGCACAAAGAAATTACTGAATGTACTGAAAAGCTAGAACAGATTGCTCCAGTGTATGATTTAATGTTGGGTAATGTTCATTCAGCTCTTGGATTTGAGTTGCTTTCAAAAATTAAATTAAATTCCAAGCATGATAAATATATTCGTGTAGGTATTGCTGGTGGAAGTCCTTGTGCTACTAATGATTCTACTGGATACAATCGTGGTCCAATTACTGAAATCATGGAAATTGAAGAATATACTTATGATTCAGGTCCATTTGTAATTGCTGACGGTGGTATTAAGAATGCTGGATATGCTGCTAAGGCATTTGGTGCTGGAGCGGATTATGTTATGATGGGTGGGTATTTTGCTAGAGCGTTTGAAGCAGAAACTCATTTAAGAGGAGACGGAAACTATTGGGGTGGTGCATCTCATAAGCAACAGATTCTCTCCACTGGTAAAGTATATCGTCATTCTGAGGGTAAAGAAGTAGCTATTGTTGATGAATTGCGTCCTCTTGAAGTTCTTGTAGATGAGCTTTGGGGTGGGCTATCTTCAGCAGTTTCGTACAGTGGATATAAAACGCTTGGTGATTTTGTTGGTAATGGTGTTTTTGAAGTAAAGCAAAATTCATTACCACCTAAGAGATAACATGAATAACCCTGACAACTTAACTAGTTTTTTAAATTACATAGATCATCCATCGAAGTATGATCCTAGATCTCTTAAAAAACAAAGAGTAAAATTAGATCCAAAGATTAAAGATTCTATTTATAAGATTAATAGTAGTGGTTGGCTTTGGACTATTTGGAGTTGTCAGGGTCATTTATTAGGAAGAGAAAAAGGTTCAATCCCTTATTTTACTTTCATTGTAGATAAGAAATATTTAGATAGATTATTTTATATAATTCATCTTTCATTCCCTAAAGAAGCTAATTTAAAGTTCCCTATATATAGTAATGGATTTTGGTATGGAATTTCGCAAGGTGTTGAAGACGATATTTATTGTGTTATTAGTTGGCATCTTTATTTTTCTCAAGGTAAAGTGGGATTAGATAAAATTCAAAAGTGCATGATACAATTTGCAGACAGTATTGAGGTATTAGATGTCAAGAAATAAATTTTATGATCAAACAATAAGTAATATGAAAGCTAAATTTACTAATGAAACAGCTTTAGATATTCTTGATAACATGCAGAGTGTTTATGAGGCTAAGGATAATGATTATTCTGCTACTGGTCTTCCTATGGGTAATTTGCGCAAGTGTGAGGATGCTGGTATTGATGCTTGGCGAGGATGTTTAGTTAGAATTGGTGATAAGATGTCCCGCCTTGAAAATTTCCTCAAAGAAAAAGAATATTTGGTTATTTCTGAAAAGGCTGAAGATACAGTAATTGATTTGGCTAATTATGCTATTCTTATGTCTTGTTTAATTGAAGAGATTAAACCACCTCATTCAGTTTATTATTGGGATTTATCTGAAAAAGCCCAGGAAGATTTATTTAACCTTTCTTTTCATTGTGTATTTCAAGCAATGTTATGGAAGTACAAGGATGAAGAAGTTGATCTTAGTAATTTGGAAAAAGCTCTTAGTTATTGGTCTTCTCTTTGTTCCTATTCTTTGGAGATGATTTAATGTCAAAGTTTAGGCATTCTTTTTGGCGATATGTTCCTAGTACAGAAAAGTTTAAATCTGAGTTTAAATTTGTAGAATCGATTGAAACAGATTCTGATGCTGTTCCTGAATTCCATGATCATTATTGTATCGATCAGGTAGTAGATTTAGTAACAGGTCAAATGAGAGTAAAAAATCATTCTGCTCCTGAGTATTGTGTATCCAAGTATGTTGGTTTTAATCTTAGTTTACCTCCTGTAGAAAAAGCTAACAAACAAGAAATTTATGTAGTAATTCATAGAAGTTCATTTTCTCACAAGAAGATTGAATTTGATGAGTTTTTAGAGCCAAAAGAAAAACGATATACTCAAGAAGAATGGGAGTTTCTTTTATCTGTAATTGAAAAAAGATTTAATAAGCAGAAAGATTGGGCTAAAGAGGGTATTAGAGTTCCTAGTCAATATGAGGATGGAACTCAGGTATTTAAAACACAAGAAGAATTCCGTGCTTTTTCATTAGGTAGACGTGCTTATTTTCTTTATCATCTTGTGCTTAATTATAGATTCACTCATCTTATTCGTAGGTTAAACATAGGATATACAAGTGGATAAAACTACTATTATTAATTGTGACTGTTTATGTCATTCTTTACATATACGTCCTGATACAGAATCCAAAACTGTAGACATTTCTCTTTGGAATTATGGTTTCAATGATGGCAAGTTAAATTGGAAGAAAAGATTGAAAATTCTTTTTGATGGATTTGCTTATTCAGATTTAGTTGTTTTAGATAAAGAAGAACTTGATCTACTTATTGAAGCTCTCCAAGAAGCTAAAAAGAATATGTGAAAAAAAGGCTTGAGAAATCAGGCCTTTATTTTTTTGTGGTAGAATGTTATGAGGCTTAAATGTCAAAGAAATATTTTGGTTATTTAAATGAGATAGATTATAAGGGAAGAAATTTTACTTTTGAAGAAGCTAAAAGAATTCTACTCTCTGGAAGATATTTTGCTTTTGGTGAAGATAATCATTCATCCTCTGTAATCGCTTGTAAATTTAAAGATTTCTACCTGTACGATTTAAATACACAAGATTTTTTGATTCCTGTAAGGTTTGATCATTGGAAGAACTATAATAATTGGAAGATTTTACCTATGCCTAAGAATAAATTTAATAATAAGTTCGTTGGTAGTGATTTTGATACTTTTGCTGAAGAGAATGATATTAGGTTGAAAAGAGATATTAATTGGGCTCTTGATATGCTTAAACATGGGAAGATCGTTACAAGAGAAGGCAATCCAAAGATTTATTTATTTCCTCCTGATAACTATGATAATTCTAATGTTAAAATCACTGCTGAAGATTTATTCGCTGAGGATTGGGAGATTTTTCATTTTAAAACATTCAAGGATGTATTAGATGATATGTATGCTGGAAAAACAATTAGACGTAAGAGTTGGCATTCTGACTTGGGTATTGGAATGTATACAAATTCACTAATGATAAAATATGAAGATTTGTTAGCAGACGATTGGGAAGTTGTTGATGTTGTAGCTGAAGTTGATGAAATGCAAGATCAGATTATGAAAGATAGAAATGAGTACTGAACAATTTATTTATTCTGAGGATTTTGTCCGTGGAAGAATTTACAGTTATCTTAAGTTTCAAAAGTATATGGAATCTATTGCTAAAATTGTATGTGATGAATTAAATTTTGGTGATTTTAAATCTGTACGTCTTGATCCTAAAGGTGATTTTATTTGGGTGACATTTGAAGATAGTGAATTTGGCTTTGATGCTTGTTATTTGTGGGATAAAGATATCAAAGGTAATATTGAGAATTATATAAATCAATGAATGGTTTAGAAGCATTGCAATTTATTAAAAAAGGATGTAAAATCAGATGTAAAGCTTGGGAAAATAAGGATTGGTATTTGTATTATTCTGATTATTCTGGATATGCTTTTTCAGTTAGGTCAGAAGAGTTTCCAAGGGTTCCAAATTTGAATCCTTCTACACCTTGGACTAACTTACATAATCAAGAAATTATAGAAGAATTCTTGCGTGATATATTTGAAAATGAATGGGAGCTAGTGGATTAGATGTTTAATATTTCTTTTGATGTTACATATAAATTGAAAATGGGGTTTATCGTCGTTCAAAAACATGATAATGGAATTTCTAAGTGGAGAATCTTAGACGAAAAGCTTGAGACTTGTTTTTTTGGTGAGAATCTGATCGAGGCTAATTGGGTTACAGCAGATGTATTGATTCTTGATCCTAATGCTTCTTATAGTTTTGAGCCTGTTACAAAAAATAAAAATGAATGGAACTGATGCATTAACTCTTTTACGAGCTGGATATATTCTTAGGCGTAAAGCTTGGGAACCTGATATAAAATGTAAGGCTTATTTCAGTGATGATATGAAGTCTGTTAAGATTAATATTGATGACCCTATATTATTTGCTTTAGACACGCATTTAGTTCCACAATGGGTTCCTGAAAAGCCTGAATTTTCCAGCTATGTAAGTTATTATGATGTTATTGATAATGGGGATTTATTAGAAGACGATTGGGAAGTTGTAGATGAAATTCTCTGAAGTAATTGATTCTTTGATGCAATACAAGCCAATATCGAGAAGCGTTTGGCCTGATGGTAAATTTTTGTATCTTGATAAAGAACAAAATTGGTTTGCTTATCATATCAAAGAAGATTACGAAGAAGATGATTACGAATTTATCACCTATAGACTTGATTTAAAACCAGAAGATATTATTGCTGAAGATTGGGATGTTTTAATATGAAATTCTCTGAAGTAGTTGATTCATTAATGGAAGGTAAACCAATTTCTCGCACTGGTTGGGAAAATGGCAAATATATGTATTATGACAAAGAAGAAGATTCTTTTGTGTATGTATATTATGCAGATGATTCAGAAAACGGTTATGAATTAGGGACATTCGGTCTTGATTTAGAACCCCGTGATGTTGTTGCTGAAGATTGGGATATTGATACTTGGGATTTAGACCATATTGTTGACGCTAACAAAAAGGTAGATGAAGAATGACAGGACTGGGAGGAAGTAGAATGAAATTTGCTGATGTCATTGACTCATTAATGTCTGGCAAGCGTGTGCGTAAGACCAATTGGGAAAGTACTACTGCTTTCTTAATCTACGACAAGGAAGATAACACTTTTGATTTCTACGAAGTCTTAGATGGAGAAGTATGTAGGACACAATTTTATTCAACACTAGATCTTACTCCTAAAGATTTGATGTCTGACTTCTGGGAGGTTGTAGAATGACTGGAATCGAAGCTTTGTCCCTTTTAAAAGATGGCAAAACATTAAGAAGAACATCCTGGGAAGCTCATGAAAAATGTAAAGCCTTAGATTTCTTTGGTAAATGGATTATACATCTGGAAAAAGTACAGGATGATAAAATTTTAGATAAAGAAATAGAGAAAATATTTCAAAATAGTTTTGCATTTACTAAGACTACTTTTGATGATTTCTTTGGATTATTTGATAAGATAGAAGCGGGTGAGTTCTTACACGATGATTGGCAAATAGTAGAATGACTGGAATAAAAGCACTTAAAGCAATTCGTAAAGGATATCAAGTGCGAAGAATTCATTGGAAAAAAGGCGAGTATTTGTTTCAGATGCTTGGTGTTTTAGATCAACATAATGAAATAAGGTGGGGTTTTGGCGGAAGACTTATTTGGACTAGTAAAGTTGTTGATGCTACTGAATTTTTGAGTGATGATTGGGAAATAGTAGAATGCCTAAGTACAGATTAAACTTATCTTTTGATATTGATATTACTGCTGATGAAGATTCAGAAGTGCCAGAAGAAGAGATGGTTAAGATGCTTCAATCCCTTTATTACAATGATAGAAAAGAATTTCTTGAAGCTTTGAGATATTGTTTTGAAGAAGAAAAAGTGGCTTATAGTTTAGAAATCAAGCCACAGAAAGTATGTAGTGACGAATAATATGGAAGATTTTCTTAACACTGCTCATTGGCTTATAATTCCTTTTGGACCTTTTATTTTAATTGTTTTGCTAGCAATACCTGTTGCAATAATTGCCTTACTAGTTAATATTATAATCAAGCTTGTTAAAATGGCAAAAAAGAGAGAAGAATAATTATGAATAAAACTTTAATTATTATGAGAGGTTTACCTGGAAGTGGTAAATCAACAAGAGCAAAAGAATTATTAGAAGAGGGTGTTATTCATTCTACAGATTCTTTCTTAACAGATCCAAATACAGGTGAATACAAATTTAATCCTGACAAAATTAAGGATTATCATCAGCAAAATTTAGAAGCAGCCATTCAATCTATGAAGGATGGTGTTTCTCCTGTAATAATCGATAATACTAATGTTCAGCGTTGGCAATATGAAAAATATATTGATGCTGCTGAAGAATTAGGATATGAAGTAAAATTTGAAACTTTAGATCCTACAAATTATTCAGATGATTTTATTAAAGAGCTTGCGGAAAGACAAAAAAGAACGCATAATGTTCCTGAGCATGTAATTATTGATATGCTAAAGAAATGGGAAGATTAATGAGCAAGATTACGATTCCGGCGATTGATTGCTATAGACATGATTATTGGAAAGTCAGTTTAGAATTATTGAACGAGCTTAATATTATCGAAGCTATTTCAGAATATTCTTATCTTGGTAATAGTAATGATACTCTCAACGAAGAGGGTTATGCTTATTTGGAGATTGATTCTGACTGTGGTATTTTTGATAAAGCTATGAAGTTTTACAAGAAAGAATTCCAATTAGACTTTGATACTCTTCAGGAAAAATTCGATGAAGAATATGAGGACTATACAGATTGGCTAGACCAGTTAGACCAATGGGATACAGAAACGATTGAAGAAAAAGGTCTAATGTGGGATATGGTTCCTGGAGATTTGATTGATTTTATTAACGGTGATTCTGAAGAGGCTAATGAAGATGAATGAAGATAAGAAAAATCGATTAGAAGAAGCTGGATTTCAAGTAGGTTCTGTAGCTGATTTTTTGCAGTTATCCCCTGAAGAACAAGATAGAATTGAAAAGCTAGTTGTTCATGAAAAAACAGTAAAATCTAAAATCGATGACCTACGTACTATGGGCTGGCTTCTCATGGTTGGTGGAATTATGATTGGTATTTCTACATGGAATAAGATTGGTGGATTAACTTCTGATTTTATTCTTGGTGCATTATGTGCTTGGGCTATTCGTACAGCATCAGCATATTTTAGAAAAGCGGAAGATCTTGGATGAGCGAAAACAAATCAAAATCGACCTTGAAGAAATCAAAAGACTACTTGCAATTATCTATAAAGCCAGAGGGTCTTAAGAATATTAATTTCAGTGTTGCAGAAGAATGTTATGGCAAGGACCCTACAACACTTGAAATGTACAAGCAACAAAGATTTGAGAATGGTTTTGACGACACTGAAACGTGGCATATTGACCGCACTATGGCATTATTTATTATTCCTAGACTCAAGAGATTTATTGAAGTTAATAATGGTATCCCTACTGGTGAGACAGTAGAATCTTATAATGAAAAACTAAATTTCATCATTAGTGCTTTTGAAAACTATTATACTACTAATAAATATTATGAATCTACTGATATTGAAGAAAGAAAGCAACTTACTGATGATGTTAGAAAAGCAGTAGACTATCTTTCTAAATTATGGTTTGAACTTTGGTGGTAAATACTATCTACATCTTTTTTGATATGTAGGAAAAATATCTCCGTAATCTGCTTTTCTGAGTATTCTAATTACATCTTCATCATTCATAGCTAATTTTTGAACATTTGATTTAAGATAATATATATCTACCGAATTTGCATAAGGGAATATATCTTCTAAATGTTCAGCCAATGTTTTTTCTTCTTCATTGTAGATATATGTTTTAGTTCTAGCAGCTAATGAATACCACATTTTATATATTTCTTTTCTTATATAATATTTCTACTGGATGATCATTTACAAGACTAGCCCAATATCCTGGGTGTATTTCATCCGCATTTACTACTACTTTATATACTTTGAATGTTTTTCTTTTATCATTCCAAAAGTTAGTATTACCAAAATCTTCAGCTTCTTGTGGAGATGTAGCTAATAAAGAGCCTGATCTAAGCTCTTCTAAGTCTAATCTAGAGCCATGATAAAAAACGTATTTATCGCCTTCTCTATCTACTTTATGTCTTTCTAGCCATTCTTCATTTGATTCTTGGTTATTTGATGTTTTTGTCCATGTTTTTTTGATATCTATATTGTCTGCTGATATTCTATACCACATATTAATAATCTCTCCATTGACTCATAAGAGATGGTATTTTTTTTCTATTCATTTCAAAATCTTTAATGTCATTTTTAAAATCAGCAACTTTATTTACATTATATACTCTATCAAACAAACCTTTTCCAGTATTAATTTTAAATCTTATATTTGCGGGTTGTATTAAATTAATAATTTCAAATAACTTTTGCATTTGTGTATATGTTGGAACGTGTACAGAATTTACAGACATCATTGAACCCATGTGACTGATTCTTATACCTTTGTCAAAATAATCATGTAGAATTTCAGTGACAGCATCTTCTTGTGCTAAAAAAGGTTGATCAGGTCCAGAATCAAAATTTATTCTTTCTGCATAATCCATTGGACCATAAGCTTTGTCTGGCAAGTTTCTGATATTATATTTTTCTGATATTTCTGGATTATTACGAAGACTTTTACGAGATTGATCTAATATTTTATCTATATAGTTGCTATGGCTTGAACCTTGATGAATAGCTCCAGTTCCAGTGAGAATTAAATGATAATCGCCTTTGGAATGATCTATTTGATTTACTGGATCAGGGATATTTGATCTCACCACTTCTCTAAAAACATCATCAGGCACTCCGGGTTTTTCCATAGGTTCAGGAGTATTTGTTTGTTGTGGTTGTTCAATACCAAATAATTTTCCAAAATCAATTGCTGTCCTGTACCACATATCTTAGTCTCCTGATCTTCCTTTATAGAAAGATTGTGTATTATCAACTCTTTGTATAGGGGCAATATTAATATCTTCTTTTACATTTGTGGTATTTTGTAATGAGAGATTGTTTATAGATTGTTTTAAGGAATCAAAGCCTCTGCCATGCGGATTATTAGGTACATTTAATATTTCCCATTTGTTGATTGAATCTGGAGTAACAAATTTTATAATATTATTTAGGGTGAGATCATTTGTTGGGCCATAGATAGTTATGTCAGCCATATCTATCATTTTAGTAACTCTGACTGTTCCGCCTTGAGCAAATTGTCCTAAGCCTCTCCCTACAAATTCAATAGGATGTTCTTCAAAATCTGCATCACCTGGCATCATTCCATGTTTTAATTTTAACATCATTGAAGTATGTTGATGACCATAATTTTTAGGTGGTGCATATTTCTCACCATTTACTATCCAGAAGTGTTGTTCATTTTCATTAGAAGCAACATTGGAAAAAGAATTAAAAAAATCTTCTTCTGGAATTTCTTTATTGTTAATTGTAATTGCTGCGTATCTGTACCACATAGTTCTTTTTTTACAGATATAATCATTTATGACCTTTCTATGATATAATAGATACATAGAGGTGAGATATGAAATTTGTGCAGACTCTTAAATATTTGAAGCAAGGATACAAAGCTCGTAGAACTTGCTGGGATGAAGTATCTTGGATTGCTTTAGGTAATACAAAACAAGATGATGAGGGTGAATTTGATGAAACTATTGTAGATACCAGTGAGATTGATTATGCTACATTTTTCTTAATCAATCTTCAGGATGGTATTGAAGCTTATTGTCCATACCTTCAAGATATTGTTAATGATGATTGGATAATATTTGACGAATAATAAGAAAGCCAGAGAATATTCTCTGGCTTTTATTTATTTGAATGTGTCTGGATATTCTTCTCTCCATTTAGGATTATAGATATCATATGACATAAATGAAGGTTTAGGTTCTTTTAAAGTTTTACCACCTTCTGTACCTTGAGCGACCTGTCCTAAATCAAAATCTCTCATAGTTTTAAGTTCTTGATTTGAAAGTGGTGTTGTATCTCCCGTTGTATTTGCGGCCATCTGGTCTTTTCTAATTGATATTGGAGAAACATAATTAGGATCAGCAGCTATTTCATTAGTTATTTTGATATCTTTAAATGCTATATAAGACGCTACAGATTTAACGATAGTATAAATATCATGATCAAATGCACCCGCTTCAATATTTCTGATTTTTAATTTTAACTTTTTGATGTCTTCTTGAAGTTTTTTATATTCTTCGCTATCTTCACTTACTCTTGTTTTTAATATTTCAGCTTGATCTTCTAATGATTGTATTTCTTCGATAGTAGCTTTTTTTATGTCTTCTCGATTGACCTTACCAGCTTCTTCATAAAATTTAATTGCTAGTTGTTTTTGTTTTAGGTAATCTTCAGTAGCTTGGGTATAAGGTTGTTCAGAATTTTCATAAGGTCCAAATCTTTTTTCTGCCCATTCTTGAAGTTTTTGTTCAGATACCATAGGAGTAGCATTCAACCAGCTTGCTTCATTACTCATCAGCATATCTGATAATTCTTCTACAACAGCTTTTCTAATGATTTCCGATGTTCTCATTTCTTCAATTCTTTTATGCAGAATTTCAATCATATAAGAAGTATTTCCATATACTCTTGCAACAATTTCTCTAATGTCTGATAAATACAATCTAGATTGATTGTATGCTTCGCCTTCTTTTAAGGATGTTTTAGGATCTACATTACTGAATACTTCTGATCCGCCTTTGATAACATAATCTGCTAAATGGGCTAATTCATGAGCAGCTGTAGACATATTAATCATGTCTTTGGTTATTCCAAGATTGTTAATAATATTGTCACTATTTACATAGTCTTCAGATATAAATTCGTTGATAAATATTGAAGGACCATTATTGTTATCCGAAAATCTAGGAACAAAATATCCACAAGAGTTCATTAATGTAGGTGTGATAAAACCATATTCTTGAAGTGATGTATTTAATAAATCTTTATAAAATTCAGAATTTTTAAATACATAAATCTTTAATCTTGATTTAATATCACTTATGATATTTTGATCATCTGAATTGAATCCAAATGAATTTAGAATATCATTTAGTAATTTTTCATATTCTCCAGTAATATCATGTTTTTCAATATATCCATTTTGTAGATTTTTTTGAAATATATCGAGTATAGGAGAATTAGCACTTTGTGGTGTTGTATTTTGAGTTTGTGTATTTTGAGCTCGTTGAGACTGATATGAATTAAGTTTTTCAGAGTTTTTTTGCACATAAGCATCAATTTCTTCTTTTGTGGGTATTTCTTTAAATTTCCTATTTGCTAAATCTTTATTTTCCAATGAAGCTTTTATGTATTCTTTGATTATTTCTTCTTTCGGTCCAACACCTAATCTGTGTAAATAAGGTTTGTAATAATATTCACAAGAAGGATAAATTTTTTCATTTATAATTTGTCTATTGTTTTTAAATATTTCATACCAAAAATCACCCATAAAATAAGTCATTCCGTATTTGAAAGCACCAACGAATCTATTTTCAAAATGCTCTGGACTAAATTTATTTTTATTTTTATCTAAATATTCTATATATTTATCAAATTTTTGATCATTTATTAAAAGATCATAAACTTTGGGTAGATCATCCATTACTCTTTCATTGTGAGCTTCATCTAATAAATATAAATAATCGTCAATAGGTAATCCAGAATATTGGACAACATCATAATAAAGTTGCCTACCAGCATCTGATTGTATGTTATCAATAATATTTTTAAGTATTTGTTCTCCAGAATATTTATCAGCATTAAGAAATTCATACATAGGATCTTTATCCGTAATATATTTTTTAATTTCTGTTCTTGCTTCACTCTGTTGCATGCTTGAACTAGATAGTGTGTCCATATTCATCATTATATATATACGAACACGCTTTGGAAGATCAATGCCTTCTTTTGTGTATGCTAAGAGTTTATTATATCCGAAATTATATACAGTGTTATGTGTCTCTAATGTACTACCCATATGTGAGAAAGTGTCAGGCAATAACATCATTTCTTCGTTTTGAGAAATTTTATTATTCTTTATCATTAACGGAACTAATCTATTAGCTCTATGTACAGTTTCAGCATCTTTCGAATACATATAAATCAAGTGTGTTATAACAGATGTTAAATAATCACTCGTATACTTGTTGTCAATCAAGTCAAGAAGATATTTATAAAGATGTTCAAAATTTGGTAATTTTGAAATAGAATAATTATGTCGTATTTCCCATAATATATCTTCTGGTGATTTACTAGTATCCATTCCACCAGCCAACTCATCTAACGCACCAGCTTCTACTATTTTTTGATACCACATAATTGTTTTGTCCTACTATATTTTACAGGATTATGATATTATAGACCTGTGTTTGATTTTCTTCTTGCTAAACCGTCTACAGCTCACAATAAAATAGAATATACTAATATGTCTACAAAATTATGCTGCGGGACAGATGGTCATGAATATAAAGTAACGTCTGTTGTTGGGCCTTTTAGAAATAGATTGTCTGAACTTGGATTTACTAAAAATACCATAGTTATGATAGTGAGACATATAAATAATAAAGGCCCGATAGAAATACTTATCAGAGGATATTACATTATTTTAAGACATGATGAAGCAGAATGTATTATCGTTGAATAATAATTATTTGGCTTTCAGAATCAGCTACATACAAGTCCTTAGTATTAATTTGTTTTGAATTTAAATCTAATATAGTTTTTACGTATGGATTTTCCCATGGTCTAGCGTTATTCTTAAATGGTGTTTTTGTGTCTTTCTTAAATTGTCTTGGTCTATATGCACCGCTAGATTGAGAACCAAAATTAACATTAGTGTTCATTTTTTTTGCTACATCATAAATAAGTTTGTCAACTATTGTTTGTGCTTCTACGCTACCGAATAATTTGCTTCCAATTGTTTCAAAACTATCAAAACAGATATTGCCGTTATCATCTTCCCAAACATAACTACCCAGGATCATTTGACCTTTTTGATCTTCTATTATAAAGAACGAAGATTTATCTGATATTTGACCATCTAATGCAAGAGTTGCAGCATAACTATCTGGATGTTGACAGCATCCAGCATAATTTCCTATAAACATACCTCTTGTGTCATTTCTGTGTAAGAATCTAGCTGTATATCCGTAATATTCTTCTTCAATATCTGACCACTCTGGCTGAGGAAAGTTAGTTCTATGTTTGTATAATATTTCTATATTTTGATACATTTTTAATAATCTATCATTTTCATCCATACCTAAATGATCATGAAAATCCGGTTTATCAGAAAATTCAAAATGTTTATCAAATTCTTTTGCTAATCTAGGTTCTTGCACTTCAATCTTACTGAAGAAAATTAATGATGATGAAGTTTTAATTAAATCAGAGAGTTCACTTACATCATACATTTTAGATAATTCAGACACGAGAGATTTGGAGGCTATACTCATTTTTTCATCAGCAATATTTATTTCTTTATTCCACATTCTCGCTACTTTAGCAAGTTGAAATAAATTTTTATTATTCATTTGCTGAATGATATAATCAGATAAACCCGGACCAGGATCAATTTTGTCAAACTTTTGCGCAGCAGAATGTATTACAATACTTTGAACATAATCATCCATTTCCGAAAATTTAAATATCTTACCGTAATCTTTTCCTGATGCGATAATAAATTTATCAAGAAAATTAGGTAATGATTTATTAAATAATCTGAGAAGTGCCATAGATTCATTTACATATTCTAGTTGTGTATTTGAATTTAACCTTACTTCAGCTTTTGAAAAGTCTATATTTAATTTATTGGGAATTTGAGTACTTGTAATTTCTTTTATAAAATCTTCTGTTATGACATCAGGTAAATAATAATTTATATCTGCAGTAGCAGCTGTTGCTGCATATATAGGCATAAGTTTAGTAGTAGAGTCAGAATAATCAGGATTAATCCCAATAATTTTATCCATTATTAATTTATAAAATTTTATCATTGATTCTCTATTTAAATAAATTAATAAACCATGCCCATCATTTATAGCTTGCAATGCATCACCAGCTTGATTAGCTGTTACACCTTTAGGTAAATAACTTTCAGCATCTTCATCTGTATTTAAAGCATTATCATATTTTGTTACGAAATCTAATATTTGATTTATAGGATATTTAGCGATCTCAGTGTTTTGTGCTTTAATTGCTGTATGGTATTTATTGTATACTTTAACTTCTATATCATGTATAATAGTTTTTCTATTTCTTACATGTATTTTTGCATCTGAAACATTAATATTTGGTAAATCACAAGCAACCCTATTACGGATCATATGATTAACATCATCTAGTCCTAATTCTGTTATCATTTCATCTTTTGCATGAAGATCTAAAAGTTTGATAAGCAATTGAGGATTTCGCCCTCTTAGATCATAATTATGAAATAAAATATATAAGAGCTTATTGTAATCAGCACTTCCTTCTTCAAAGTTATGATATGCTGTATTTCTAGGATTCTTGAAACTATCTTTAACTAATTTAATTCTTTCTAATGTCTCAAAATGGTTTACTTTATCAGAAAGTAAATTTAATTCAGTTAATGATAAATGTGCAAATCTTGGATTACTTATATTTAGTAAACCTATCTTAGATATATCGATAATATCACTGTCTTTAAAACGAGCTGCGATTTCTCTTGATCTATAACTGTTAGCTTTATAAATCTTGTCAGCTATTTTAGCTTTATTAGGGTCAGTAGAACCAAACAAAATATAATTTTGAACATTCTTATTTGCAATATGAGGTTCTAAATCTTTATATGGAATATCTACAGCATTTGAATTATTTTTATAAAATTCTGAATACTTTTCAATATCATCTACACTTAAGCTTGAAAATTCTGGATTAGATTTATGATAGGCTAAAACAATGTCAGGATTATTATGCTTCAGAATCTCAATAGGATGAATTTCTTGTAATCTGTCAGGGCGAAATTTGATGTAAGTAGAAAGATAATAAGTTTTTAAATATTGTTGAACATAGTCTCTGTCAAATTGTGTAATATAATCCAAGAAATATTTAGCATTAGATTTTGTGATAGCACTTCTAACATAATTATTTAAAAGATCAGATAATGATCCTATGTATATTTCTGCTTTTTCTTTGTCAGCTTCTATCAAAACTAAATATAGGGTCTGGTTTACTTGATCAGGCTCTAAATTAAATAATTCATAATCTTTGCCCAGAACTTGTTTGTAATATAGGTTTAGTTCAGTTCCATCATGTTGTAATTCTTTATACTTAGCGATAGCTTGATCAAATGGAAGTATTGTATTTATTCTGATGATATGTTCTGCATCAGAATCTCTCATTAGACTTTTAATATTATCAAAAATTACTCTGACTTGTTCAGGAGAATAATGCGCAGTCAATCGTTCTAACACATTGTTGCTGATTTGAACAGGTTCTTGTATGCCTCTAAAAAAAATAATATTTTTTATAAAATAATATATCTTATTATCTTGGCATCGGATGTTAAGTTGTTCTTGGTAGTTATTTTTTCCAGGTAAAAAAGATAATCCAGCTTTTTTGAAATTTACAATTTCCTCTTTATTCATTTCAGGAATTTTAGAATCAAATGCAGACGCATCATTTAAGTAAGCTTGAAGTTCCGATGAATTTTCAAAATAATCAGCTAAATCATAAAGATTCATAAGATCATTAAATATTTGACCTAAATTTTCTGGATTAGAATGATAATATAAATATTCTGAAAATAGTTTTTTAGCATGACCATCAGGTAAATATTTAACAGCTGAATCAATTTTATATTGTTTGTCAAATCTTATAATTTGTTCTGGCTTTGAATATCTTAAAGATAATAAAAGCTCATCTTCAGCAAATTTAAGATTACCTTTTAGAAATTGATCAGTAAATTCATACAATGATGAGTCTGGAATTTTATAGAATGCTTGAATAACATTTTCAACTATAACCCTTAAATAATTTCCAAGGCTCTTATTTTCCGGTTTATTTACTCGATCATATAGCTGTTTGATAGATTCATTGATGGTATTTCCTGAGCTCCAAGCATTATAAAATTCATCAAATAAATCATGATCTTGTTCACTAATTTGAGATTTTAATTTAGAGGATTGTTCATCAGCTAAAGGATGGTCTACAATATATTGCGCATGTTCATTTTCAGGTGTTTCTTCAATAATATCTTCAGTCTCTTCATTTTGTTCTTGTTGTGCGATTTTGAGCATTAAATTCGCATATCTGTCAAATTTATCTGAGTAAGAATAATCACCAATAGAATCATACATATTTGCTATTTTGATACTTACAATTGAAGATGTGTTGACGAATTTGATTTGAGACATAAAGTTACCTAAAAGCAATAATATTATAGATATTATTTGTCAATTATACAAGATATAACCTTTAGAAGATATAATGTACTGGTGGGAGATAATATGAAATTATTTAGTCAAATGTCTCGTCCAATGATAGATTTAGGATTAAAAATTAGATCTAGAAGATGGCCTGAAGACTATTATATATATCGGAATGAAGAAAAAATTATAGACAGCATGGGAAATGTGTTTTTTAATTCTTGGGAAGATTATTTTATATTGCATCAAACAGTATTAGACAATGCTGGGCCAATTTGGGAAGTTTATGATGATCTAGGATTAGACAAGTTATAAAAAAACCCTCCTTTATGGAGGGTTTTTGTTTATCCTAACAGATCAATGTAATCTGTAATTTTCTTTAGTTTTTCATCTGTAGTTAGTTTTTGTTGAGACAGCTTTAGTTCGTGAATAATCTTTGAAATATTATATTTAATATTTTTGGGATTTGTTCCTTGGGGATGGATATAACAAGGACCCAGCAAAGACTTACTAGCTACAAAAGTTGAGGTAGACCCAACTACTGTTTTTGATACACCATTATCAAAAAAGTTTTCCATAGCATAATTCATATCAACTTTAATATTGCATGCTTTGGAAAAATTATAAAAATCTTGATCACTAAAAGTAATATTTTTAGTCATACAAACATAAAGAAAATTCCAAAGAAATTGATTCTTATCATATCGCATTATCACGTACCTCTAAAAGAAGTATACCTGTGAAACAAGAATAAAACAATAGCTCTCAACTTAAAAATAAACCTGGGGAGGTATGTTATGAAGAAAGCTATTGTTTTATGGTGTCTCTTGTACATTATAATATCTGGAGTAAATGCTCAAAAACTACCACAAGTGAAGAATTTCTCAACGCAGGTGGAATTGTGTTATTGTGTAGGCACTCCGTCAAATTATCATGTAAAGCTCAAATGGGATTTAATACCCAAATGTACTCGATATAATATATACAGAGTTCAACAAGGAATTAAGCCTGATTATAATAAACCTTTTGCAAAATTGACTAATAACGAAAATATGACCATTGATAGAAACGTCAAATATCAGCAAAAATGGGATTATTATGTTGCAGGATTAGTACCAAGCGGATATCTTAAAATGTCTGAGAAATCTACTGTTACTATTCCGTTATTAGTTCTCAAGAATCCAGAAGCGCCTACAAATTTAAGAACATTTGGTTTCTGGGATAATGGCCCTTTTGATATCCTGCAATGGGAACCAAGTCCCGAAGCTACCTATTATAATATTTACAGGTACGATAATAAAATTGGTTCATCAAAGACCAACTCATTCACTGTAAGTAAATTAATTTATCAAGATCACTGGACATATACAGTTACAGCAGTTGATAAATATGGATTAGAATCATTACCATCAAATTTAGGTATGGCAAGAGGAAGTTGGGCACCAAATTACAACTTTGGCTGGAGAACAAATCCTCCGTCAACTCCTGGAAAATATGTTGTAAGTCCTGAATGGAATAGAGGCAGACCTAGAAACTTCATCAAATGGCAAGATCAACAAGTTTGGGGTCAAGATGCTCCAAATGCTTACAATGTCTATAGAGATGGAGTCATAGTTTGTTCTGGATTATGGTCTCAATATTATATTGATACAAATGTTGTTTCAGGTAAGACATACAAATATCAAATTGGTTCAGTTAATAGGGATCAATTTAAAGTTCAAGAAACATTAGGTCCAATTGTTGAAATTAATACAGCATTTGGTCCTAAAGATTTATCTCCTACTCCTATTAATATTACTGGGAACGAACCTAATGACGACAGTGTAGTTGTAAAGTTTGATTATGTTCCGGGTGCTATTGATTACAGAGCTTATGTTGAGGGTAATTCAAATACTGTCAAATATTCTTCTGGATTTAATATGATTGAAATGAATGGTTTAACAAGCAATCAATCATATAATATTATTGTTGAAGCACTTGATAAAATGGGTCCTTATCAGAAAATTGATGGAATTATTGGGCCGGGGGCTAGTGGGCCAAATGGAGAAATTCATGCAGCAGTAAATGGTCATGGAGATCCTTCTAATGAACCTAATGTTGTTGCAAAATCTAATCCATATAAGGTTACTACATTTCAAAGAGTTCTAACTGGAGAGCAAGTTTTCTTTGACAACTTTAGAAATTTTCAGCCTATAGTTCAATTGCCAACAAAACAAGATATATTTGATTTTAGATTTGGTCCAAACAATCAATATAAAAACGAAGCTCATTTATTTTTAAAATGGTTTGAGAATGACAAATGGAATTTCTTTTTAGATGATTTAGATACAAACCATTCTACTGTGTTCTTAATGGGTTCTCACTTTATGGACACTATTTATGATGGTGCTTCACTTCCTGTTCCTGGTTGGGCTCACTTAAGTAATGGTGTTATGTTAATGAGTCCTAAGAAAACTGCAAATATAAGTGGAGGTAAAGTTCTTCACGTTACATTTGAAGTTGACCCGCATTTCTCTGGAAGAAGATGGTGTGATGTACTTTTATTACCCGCTGGAGAAACTGTTTATTCAGGTAAAGCAGCAGATAAAATTGCTATGAACACAAAGTCTGGTAAGTTATTTAGATGGGCGATTGGTGCTGGTCATCATAATATCAACATTGACACTGGTTATAATCCTGATGGTTCAAGAAAATCTTATTCAGTGCCAGTGAAGTTTGCTGATAGACATAGTATTTATTCTTACCCAGCCCCTTATAGAAGCATCAATAATCTCACTGAATACAGGGTAGGTACATTTGTAGCTAACTCTGTAGTTCAAAATGGTAATGATGTTAATGTCAAGCTATCATCTAAGTTTTTTGATGGTAATAAGTTTCCATCTTTCAATTTAGAGTCAAATTATTCTCCAAAATCTGGCTGGATTAGATTTGCTGAATTTGGTGGCGCTGCTGAATATGAATGGACACCTGAAACATTTAAGATGATTGATGACATTGATTTTAATCCTAATAACTGGTGGATTAAAGAAACATCAAAAGCATCGTTAAATAAATTAATGGATGTTTATTCCACTAATCGTTCAGGAGCAATTATTTATAGATCTACTATGAATGCTGTTTCAGGTAAATATGAAGGTGAAATTTTCTTTAGACCAAGTGTTGAAAGAAGAGATTATCCTTTAAATAGAACTTGGCAGGGATTAGATAGAAGAGTCAAGTTTGATTTATATGTTTCAAAGAACAGAGTTGTAGTTACAGAAGATGGATATTTAGTTGCTGATTCTCCATTACCTGTTGATTTCCCATTTGAAGAAATCAATGTCAACTATACTCACTTGATCTATCACACTTATAATGAAATTGGTGAACAAAGAACTTGGCAACCAGATAACTCATATTGGATTAACTTTAGACCTTTTGCAGATGAAAGACACTGGGACAATATGGGATTTGAAGTATTGACAAGTTTCCCTAATGTGAAATTGTTTTAGTTTTGAACTTGTAAGGATTACTTACAAGTTGAATTAATGAACCGACAAGTATTTCTTGTCGGTTCATTTTTTTTCATTTAGACAGGTGGTTTAATGTGTTCAATAAACTTGGCCAAATATGCAGATAATTTTGCTACTGTTGGGGCCTTTAGCATAAGTTTATAATCACTAAGAACCTTGTTGTATAGTTCCGCTCTAAACTTAACAATTTCTTTACCTGACAATGCTGATACTTCACTTACGTCTGTATATTTTGCATCAATTTCAATAATATCTACTAACTCTAAATTGCTTACAGCAGTATCAAAATATTGCTTTGTTTCTGCATCTTGAAGAACATCATAAGCATCTATAGAGTCTTTGATATAAATCTTCAAATCTTCTTTTAATAAAGTTAATGATTGATTAAGCTTTGTATCTAATAGGCTATCAACTTCTGTTTTAGAAATTGAATCAACAGGTTGAGGTGTAGGAGATGGCTCAGGAGATGGTGTAGGTAGTGGATTTGGTTGAGGGGTAGGCTGAACAACACTTCCTTCACTAATAAAATTACCACTGTCCCAAGTTTGTAGATCCTTTGCTTGCATCTGGCCTGTAGCAGTTAATTTTACATTAGCAAGATTCCCATCTTCAACCATTGGACAAGCATCTTCTCCAGCTCTTGTCCAAGCCCAAGTAGCAAATGCTATAAGGTTTGGATATAATTTTGAAAGCTTTTGCATCTCAATGTTAATGCCTTTTTGCCATTCAACATCTCCGCAGCCATATTCTTCAACAATCACTGCAACACCCTTATCTAATATTGGTTTAAGGTTAGGAATAACGTCTGTAGCACCGTTGTAAGCATGGTAAGCATATGCGTCAACTAATAGGGGATCAATTAAATCATTAGCTTCAGGGGTAGTATTTTCTTTTGACCATTTAGACGTTGGGCAAATGAGAAAAGCGTCAGGATCAATAGACCTATAAATTGTTGCTGCTTTCTGAAGAATAGGCTTGCATAAACTCCAATCGCCAATATCGTTAGGCTCATTTGTAAGACAAACCCAGACTGGTAAACCCTTCCAGTTATTTGCCATTAATTCAATGAGTTTATAGAAGCCTTCTGATTTATCATGTAAATCATTTCCAGTTGGAATATGCTGAGGCCCAACAATAACATGGCAGCCAGCACTAAGCATTTTACCAATTGTGTCTTGAATTCTATTTCTGTAAATTTTATCAGCAATATATTTGTCTGGATTGAATAAAAATCTCAAGAACTTATGTCCAAGATATTTTAGTGAGCTAAAGAATCCAGTTCTATTATAATCTGGTGCCTCTGACCATAAATATTGGTTACCGTAATTACCGCCTCTTATAGCTGTGATTGCATTAGCTCCAGTTGTGCCTTCGTAAATATTATAAGGTGTACCATCAAGCTTAACTAACTGACCATTACTAACTCTTAATCTTGGTGGTAATTTTGAATCTGGACATTTTGTAACCCAGCTATCTCCACCTACTTGAATATTAATACCTGGCCAAACCCAGTTTTGAAGTTTCCAATTGTAATCAAATAAACCAAACTGTAAATTGTGGATACCACTTACACTTGGATAATCAAATATTAGTTCACCCTCTGAATACCAATATGGGTCTGGGCCATCAGCTACTTTTGTTGCACCATCAGGAAGAACATCAGAACCATTTTTTTTAGCATAAGCAATCCAAGGCTGCTGAAACAGTGATCCGCCTTTTCCTAACAAGAACCATCCACCCCAAGTAGTAAAAGTCTTAGGTGGCATTTTGATTACATAGGGAATATGTAATTTGCCATCTGAACCTGGATCTTGAATTTTATCAACTAAAATTTCTACAAATGGAGACTTAACTCTTTTTTGTTTTGTAGTAATCTCAAATGAAACATTTTCTGCCATTTGATCTGCAAGCACTGTCCAATGGTTGGTAAAGAAAATAAATCTAAAACTATCATATTTTCCAACATCAAATGTACTTATGTCAAAGTTAAATGTTTGAGTTTCTCCAGAAAACAAACTAAACTTAAAATATTTTTTAGCTACATCGTCATTAGGAACCCAATTAAGCCATTGTTCTGTTGTTTGCCCTGTTGTTGGATTAGTGTATGTTCTTCTCATCCAAACTTGGCATAAATCAGCATCAATTGGAGCTGATGGATTTGTAGTTCTGATCTTTAAATTTACATCTCCAAGATCTACAGTAGGGATTAGTTCAAGTCTTTCAAAAAATGATGCTAATGAAGATGCTTGAAAATCTTCAAATTTGCTTTTGTTTACCTTATCAATCAAATTGAAATCTGGTTGTAATTCTTGTGTTGGCTTGAAAAAAATTTCACTAATTTCTCTGCCTTTTTCTTGCACCTGGTCAAAATCAGTAGGTAGTTTCTTATTAAAAAACATATGCGCTCCTTTAAGCTATAAAACTTTATGTGACAATATTATTATAAGTGTTTTTCAATTTATTTTTTTATGGTATTATTAAATAAAGATTAACTTCAAATTTTTTGCAGATTAAAGACACTGGAACAATATAAGATTTTAAGTTCTTACGAGCATGCCTAATGTAAATTTCTTGTAGGTTCATTTTTTTGTAAATTTTTAAAAATCCTAATTGACAAATGCTATAGATAAGGATATATTGGATTGTATTTTATATACATCAAAAGATTATGCAATGTGGTCAGATGTCAAATACAAAAAAGGATTATGAAATATGCTAAGTCATCAAATAAAAACTTTACTATCAGAATACATTAAAGACGTATGTAATAACGAAACGTCTTCTATCTTCGATACAGCTTCTAAGATTAAAGGAGCATCAGATTTCTCGTTATTGTTAACAACCAGATTAGATATTATGAACAATCTAACTGATTTTTCAGCTCTTGAGACTATCAATACTCAATCGACTACCACTTACCATCAACTTGTCTTAGATACACTTGACTCAGATATACCTGAATTAGAAGACAATCTTACAGATAATAAAATTGTTTTATCAGAAGAAACTGTATTTGATTCAGTATCTGAACTAGATAGTAATACAAAGTCCAAAAACTTTGTCAACAAAAAGTGGTCGAGAGATTTAATTGATCGAATAGAGAATTTCAGTCTTGATCATATTAAGTCAAAGAAAAAGGTTTCTAGAGATAAACTATTGCAAGAATTCAATAATAAAATGCTAAATGATATCCCTTCTGAGGAAAGATTAGTTTCAGGCAATAAAAACGCAGCATATATTGCTAAATTTTGGAAGAATATCAATAATCGCCTAATCAAAACTGGTAAAGTCACTCTAGTTGATGAGCATTTTGTCTATAACGAAAAATATTTAGAAGAAACAGTCTAAAATTTTCAAAGGGGTATACAAAAATATACCCCTTTTTTTTTATGATATAATACATTGGTCATTAATCATGAAGTTGTCACAAATATTTAATTTACCTAACAAGACATCTATTTCTGTAAAAGAGGTATTTCACTTAAAATGTATCTCTCATGCAGTATTCCCTTTTCACATAAGAATGAATATTGATTGGAATAGATTGGAAAAAAGCATCAATACATTCAAAGCATTTAAGATTGATGCTTCTCTAAATACATACTATACTGTAGCATTGAATGACAAGAACTTTTTTTTAGTAAGCTATGATAAAGTTCTACAATCATATTCAATCTATTGTAACAGTAAAGAAGACTATGCGTTGATGATGAATGTATTTATGATTTTTTCAGATTATTGTCATTGCGATTATTACTTTGACGAAGATGTAGAAGTGGCTTATTAATTATGTTAGATTTATCAAAGAGTTGGAAAGACGCTTTTATTGTCCAATCAAATGCTATCGATCCGCAGCCAGGTTATGATGGAGCTAAACCAGGTTGTCAAATGTATGATAACCATTTGAATGCTTTGAATTTTGTATTATCTGATGGATGGGAGATTAATTCATCGACCCCATTAGATATTCATAGATTCTTGACCAAAGGAATAGATTATTTTGAAAATCATAATTCTTCAGGTCAATATAGAACAGTAGATGTTTGGATAGGCAATGAAGAATGTCCAAAACCATATTTGTTTCCAGGATTGATTGATACATGGTTTAAAACTACTAAAAATCTAATGAATGATGAATCTAGAAACCCAATTGATACAGCTTGGATTTCACATCATATGTTTGAGATTATTCATCCTTTCATAGATGGTAATGGACGCACTGGTAGACTAATTTTCAACAAAGTATTGCATGATTTAGGCGAAGATGCTAGAATCATTTATTACATTGATAGACACAAATATTATGATGAGATTGATGAGTTTAGAAAATATTATTGGACTGGTCAATCTTTTTGTAATCTAGATTTACTATAGAGGCTTCATTATGCTAACCGGACTGCACGATCAAAATTCCACTGGTACAAAAGGTCAAGAAGTTTTATTTAAATTACTTGGTCCTAAATATGAAAAGTGTCACCCTAAAGACGGCGATGGTATTTATAAGGGTAAAAATTCTTCTTATACTTATGAAGTTAAAACTACAGACTTAGAGCTTGACAGTAGAGGTGGAATAAATCAAGTTAGAGCGATTAAATGTATAGTAGTAATCGTTTATTTTAGAAAAAGCGGATTATGGGCTGTATTGTCTCCTTTTGATGTGTTTAATCTCACTGCATCTAAAAATAGAGGACAACATAATGAAGTTGTTATTGAATGTTCTCAAATATCAATAAATTCAATACCTAAAACATGTATTTGCTCTCGTGATACTATTATCAAGAAATTGGAAAGCATGTGTACATTGTTTGAAACTCAAGAATATTCTGATGTAAAAAACGAATGTAATAATATTTTAAATCAGTTAAAAGCATTGAATGAAACTAGTAAGAAAACAATTCAAGCTATGGTAAAATGTAAATAGGTATTTTGATGCAACATAATTATAAAAATGAAGATTGTATGTCTTTCCTAAAATCTCTTCCTGATTCTAGTGTTGACCTTATTCTCACTGACCCACCATATTATATTGGTTATGATGGTGGTAAAGGATGGGATAGTCAATGGTCTTCAGAAAAAGATTATTTAGATTGGTGCGAAGAATGGACTAAGGAATGTGTAAGAGTATTAAAGTCTGACCGAATGATGTGCGTTTTTGGTACTCTAAAATATGATACGTTTTTAAAATATAAGTTAGATATTTTGAATAAAATGCCTAACATGCTTCCTCAGAATGAAATTGTCTGGCATTATAATTGGGGTGGGCGTTCTAAGACTAATTTTGCAAGAAAGCATGAATATATTTGGTGTTATTCTAAAGGCAAAACATTCTTATTTAATTCTGACAGCATTAGGATAGAACGTAAGCAAAAGATAAATATTCGCACTGGTGATGAATACGCTCAAGGCACTATTCCTACATGTATTTGGGAAAAGAATAATCATACTACAAGTAAAGAATACTGTAATTGGCATCCTACTCAAAAGCCGGTGATGATTCTGGAAAGATTTATTAACGCATACACTAATACTGGTGATGTTGTATTAGATATTTTCGCTGGTACTGCATCTACTTTAATAGCCTGTGATAATCTTAATAGAAAATTTGCTGGATGTGAGTTAGATTCAGAATATTACCAGTTATCAATAGGCAGATACGCTACTCTCACAGGCAAGGTTTACAATAATGAACTGGGATGATATAAAGCTAAGAAAAGAAGAATCAATTCGAGAAAGTACAAATAATCCAGTGACAAATAATTCTAATCCATTTGAGCTTAATGGCAAAACTTATAATTCTTACACTGAATATTCAAATTCAGATGAACATAAAGAAATATTGAAAAGTCAAGAAGAAGCTTTAGAGCAATATAAGCAAAAAGCTAAGGAATATTTTGAATCCTTAGAAATGGACAATCAATTATTGTTATTCTTCTATATCACAAATGTTATCTTTAAAAACTATTTTGTAGACAATAGCTCATATAGAGGTTTGCTTTATGATAAGTTTGGTTTTAGTCCTGAAGCTTACAGTTTAGGCATGGATAGTGGTATGTTTGCTCTTCATAACGCAATCTCTACACCAGATGAATTAGAAGAAAGATTTGATGCTTTAGTGAAATTTTTAAAGCTTGAACTATCTAAAAAAGATTTGGGATCTTTGAGAAATATTTTTCTTTATGGATTTGATAATAGTAAAGCTTTAGATAACATAAATACTGGACAACAGAAATTTATTTTTGATAAATAATAACTAAAAAACCCCTCTTTCCAGAGGGGTTTTCTTATTTTAGTCATCTAATGGATCGTAACCATCATCTCCAAAATCATTTCTCTGTTCTTTCAAATCAGATTCATATTTTTCACAAGCTTCAGAAATAGACATCTCATCATTAAGCCATGGTTCTAAAATATATAAAGTATCGCCACTCTTAACACTGTCTTCCAAATATGTTCCTGATAATGCAACCGTTAGTTTATCTTGAACTGAATTTTCCAATTCTTGATCGCCCTCTGACATTGGATCTTGTTGATATTCCATTTTATATCTTTTCAACATCGGGTCATTTTCTAAAGATGATACATTTGAATAGTTTCCACCAGCAAATCCATCTTCTAAACTTTTATCAAGATCTCGTTGAGTACGCATTTCATACTTGCTGTATTCACTATCGAAATTTTGAGCCATTTTAACAGCAACACGAGTCAATTTATCTGCTTCGTCGTGCATTCCTCTATAATCCAATAAATTAGCTATTTTTACTAATTTTACTAATGATCTATTCATAATATCTCCTAAACTATTTTATTTTATACTAGTTTACTATCTTGCAAAAAAACTTTTCAACTTATCTATGCCTTTATTAACAAAAGTTTTTTTAGGACTAAGTTTTTCATAAGCCTCGGCAGCAGCTTTTTGAATATAATCTGGAAGAGCAGATGGAAGATTTAATTGGAATTCAAATTCATGTAATTCTTCATCCCCAATATCATCCATGCTAGTTTTCATATCAACAACTCTTCCTTGATCATCTTTGACAACTTTTTTTATTCTTTTGCCTCTAACAGGTATAAGCCATCCTTGTTTGACCATGTTTTTAATCATAGGCCAAGATGTTGTTTTTCTAGCTGATCCTATAATTGAAAATCCTTGAGATTGATAAGGCATTAGAAGCTTATATAATCTGTCTAAAGCTATCATCAAATTTGTTCTTCTGTTACCTGGAATAACTGTAAGATCTTCTACTTCTATTTTTTTCTTTCTATTATTTACAGATAAAATAAAATAGAATATCCCATTCATACCATCTACAATATATTTATCATTATCATCTTCTATAAGATATTCATCAGCTTTTTCTCTTATTTCTTTATAAATTTTGTCTCTTGCAGGTTTAGGTATTAATTTTTGTTGTTCTGGAGTCATATATACATAAGATGGTACTTCCAGATCTGAAAATACATGGAAATCAGGAGGATATACATCTGACTCCATTTTTATCACGTCCTTGGGTTTGAGCGAAGTATTGACCCAATCTAACTTTTCAATAATTGGTTCGCCTTCAGGGGTCTTAGCAATCTTTTGTAACACCCTATCATTTATATCTGCTTGGTGAAAATTTCCAACAGATTCATGATATTTGCAACTAGAAATAATTATTTTCATATTTATATATTTTATAAAAAATTTTAAGAAACCTTTATAATTGTTTTATGGCATACAATATTTTAAAATTTGAACCTAAAATATCCGATGAATACAATATTGATAATGTGTTATGGAAATCTTCATTACATTTACCATCAAATTATAGCAGTGATGCATCGGAATGTCTGTCATACGCAATCTTGAACTATGATAATAGAATGCTACTAAAACAATGGGTAGACATAATTGACAACATTCCAATCAAATATGAATACGAATATGATGATGTATTGTTTAAGAAAATAATCATTGTTGAATCAGACTTAATTGGTTACACATTAGATTTACATGCAGTAGATATTAGATCGCAATATTTTTGTGTAGAAGTGCAAAATGAACTTATATTAGCTTTATTATGGATACTGGAAATCAGCAAGAATAAAAACTATCACCCTAAATACTTAAAATCTAAAATCATGCTAGCCGAAGAAAAAATAGATCAACAGATGCAGGTTAATAAATCTACTATCAATATTTTAAATCAGCTAGACAGACTATGTAATATTTGCACTGACTACGAAGTTGATGTTATGTGCGAAATGGTGCAAAGAGGTTAATGTTTAAAAACAAATAAGATATCATCATATCTATTTTTGATATATCTTAGATCATAAACATCAAAATCACCAAAATATTGCTGCATTCTCATTTTAGCAATACCATATTCCTGAATATCTTCAATAATAAATAATCCACCATTGTTCATTCTATTTTTCATGAACGAATATGTAAGGATTTGATGTTCTAATAAGTGAGATGCATCTTCAATTACAATATCAAATTTAATATTTTCTGGGAATAAATTTAAGCAATTAGAATCCGTTGCGTCTGATTGATAGAAGTTTACTCTGGATGGAATTTCAAGATCTGGATGTTTAATATCTAATCCATAAATATTAGCATTGGGGAAATATTTATCCCACAACATCAAACTTCCACCACGATCTGTCCCAATCTCCAAGAAATTAATTTCTTTATCTTTATATGGTAAGAAAAGATGATCATAAACATCTAGATAACAATGAACAGTATCTTTATCAGTAAAAGAATTCAAATCAGCGCACAATGATTTTAAAGTATCCATAGACCTATTATAAAAGAAATCTGTATATTTTTATTATGGCAAATGTTGTTGTAGGTATACCTTGTTTTAGTAATCCAGAAGTAATAGAAACATGTGTAACTTCTATTATTAATTCTAACAATGCAGCTCATGAAGTAGTAATATTGTTATTTAATCATTCAGAAGATCGAGAAATAGCTAAAAAAATATATTCCTTAGCCAGTAAATATAAACACATTAGATGCTTTGATTATAGACAAAATAGAGGATTAGCAAGAACATGGAATGACACTATCTCATTTGCTTATATTGAGAACAAATATGATCATTGCATTATTATGAATGATGATTTTGCATTTGTAGATACTGGATTTAATGATTATATAAAATTCGCTCATAGGAATTATACTTGTCCTATTATATTAAGCGAATGGGATTTTGCTTGTTTTATTTATAATCAATATGCCTTAGATACTGTTGGAATGTTTGATGAAAATATATATCCAGCATATTACGAAGACACTGATTTTGAGATTAGATTAGAAAAATTAAATCTTGTTCCATCTAAGACTGTATTCAAGCATAAACATATTGGAAGTTTTAGTATGAACTCTATTGATGGACTATTAGATACATACGAAGAAAAATATTTCCCCAAATTAAGAGAATATTACAATAATAAGTGGGGATTTACCAAGGATAGTGATGGCAGACCAGTAAAATATAATTATCCTTTCAATGACGAAAAGATAGGATATTTTATTTCATACAAGGACAGAAAATATCCATACCCTGGACATAATATTAGAGAATGAAAGATAAAGAAAAAGAATTTACCGACAGTTTACATTTACTTACGAAACAATTCAAAGTAACAATGTACGCTATGGAAAAATATGCCAGCGATTTAAAAGCTGAAAATCTTATTATGTCTGAAGAAGATACACAAAAAAGATATATTTTAGTAAAATGTTTAGTACAACAAATTAATGATTCTGCTTCTAATCTAATTGGGGCATATGTTTTGTTAGATGAAATACGTAAAATCTAAAGGGTAAACCTCCTTGTTAGATAGAAAAATATATCCATGAATAGGTATGCCCTTTTACTTGAATTAAATAATATCTGCTGCGATTTAGAATCTCAAGGTAAACTCATAGAAGCTGCAAAAATACATGATGTATTTACAAAAGTAGCTGGTAATGAGCCTTGGTACTATAATAAAAATACTTTATTTGCAGTTCTAACATTAGCAGGTGTTGTAGCTGGGACAACTACTAAATTAATCCAAACATATTTAGAAAATCCAGCAAAAATATTACAAAACTATAATATTACAGAATTCAAACCTTTTGGTAAAGGCGCAAAACATACAGCTGTTGGAGCGTGGCAAAGTTATCTAAATGCGAATAGTAATGCCGGGCTTGATGTAGATAATGATTTCGGACAAGCTACCGTGGATGCTACTGTAGTTTTCCAAAGAGTTCAAAGCATATCTGCAACTGGAGTTTTAGATAGCCAAACATTTAAAGCTGCTATTCTAAATAACCCTAAAGATCCAAATCTTTCAAACTTAATTAAAATAGAACAACTAATAACTCCAAAAGAAACTACACCTGAGCAAATGGTTCAGGATCCTTTGTACGATAAGCCTATAGTAGAGCAAGCAGCTCCGCAACCTATTATCGAACAACCAGAAATAAAGCAGCCTGTCAAAAAAGAAATAGCTAGACCTAAAGCTAAAATGCCAGCTAGAAGAAAAATCAAACTCAAAATGATGGAAGATTTGGATTCTGGGAAAATAACAGGCAGAGAAAGAAAATCAGTCAAAAAACACTGGTTAGTATTTGACAGTAAGAAAAATAAAGGTCTTCCATTTAAAACTGATCCCGCAGAAGTATATGAAATTTACAAAGATTTCAGAAACAAGCAAGAAGGTGGAGCTGTTAACATGAAAACAGATCCAGGCGGGGAAACAAACTTTGGAATTACACAAAAACATTATAATGGATTAGTCAGAGCTTATGGCTTTCCACCTAAATCAGTCTTTAAATTAACAAAAGAAGAAGCTGAAAAAGCAGCATTTGTTGATTGGCAAGAATTAGGTGTTTCTAAACTTCCAGCTAATACAGCGATTGCTTTAGCAGACATTAAGTTTAATTCAGGTTTAGGCTGGGTTACTATGATTCTCAGAGACGCTTTAGGTATACAACAAAAGCCTCTCAACCTAACTTCTACTCCTCAAGAAAAAATTGAAATAGACAACATGATTGCAATGTTGTCCAAAAAAATTACAAGTCAAGAATTAGACGAATATTTTGCTGCTAAAATTATTAGATCTAGAGCTAAATTCTTGGCAGGAGCTAGAGCTAAAGGTAAGGTAGGGAAAACACCTATGCCTACTATGGTCGCTCACCGTGGACTTATTGACCGATTACACCAGATATCTAAGCTTACTGGTAATGATAGTGACTGGGATGAAGTTTATAGAGGAATGCCTAAGAGTAGAGGCAAGAGATTTAAGTTCATCAAAGACTATGGTTTACACAGACCAACTCCAGAATTCCCAGGCGCAAAATAGTTCTAAAAATAAATTTGTGATTGCCTGAAATCATGGTACATTAATAGCATGGAGGAGCAAAATGCTCAATAATGTTGTTAGTGGTTATGTTAGCCTTACGGTAAATCAGGTTAACACTATTTTGAAGGAATTTACCTACACATCCAAATCTTCGTTGCGGGACATTGCTGATTCAATTGCTGTTTGGAAGAATTACCAAACTAATGAATTGAATGAAAAGTATATCACCGTTGCTCGTAAGAAGTACACCAACGCTGAAGAAAATGTTCTAATTGATGATGATGCTAATGTATCCATCATGAAGGACGGAGCTTATGTTCACGCTTGGGTCTGGATTAGTTCCGATAAGTTGCCTAAGAGAAAGAAGTAATATGTCAGATTTTAAGTGGTACGCTGTTCATGTTCTACCTCAAAAAGAGAAAGCAGTGTGTGCTACCTTAACAAAGAGAATGGCTCACGCTAATCTAAGTGGTCTATTCAAGGTGGTTGTCGCTCCAGAAGAAATTGATGTAGTAGTCAGAAACGGCAAGAAAGTACAAGTTAACAAAAAAATATACCCTGGTTATGTATTTGTTAACATGATTCTTGATGTAGATACACAAAATATTGTTCGTTCTACACCGGGTGTTGCAAGTTTTGTATCATCCGCTTCAAATAAAATTACTCCTATCAAAGATGCTGATATCAAAGTTATTCTAGAAGCTATGAATCCAGAGAAAAATAAGCCTAAGCTCAAATGGCATAAGAACGATAAAATCCGTGTCACCAAAGGACCATTTATCGACCTTGTGGGAACAGTGGAAGATATTTTTGAAGATAAGCAAAAGATGAAAGTTATGATTCAAATCTTTGGACGTGATACACCTATTGAACTAGAGTATCATCAAGTAACAAGAGAGAATTAAATAATAACCCTCCCCTAAAAAGGAGGGTTTTCTTTTACAATGCTTATTATGTGGGGATTAATAGGATTTGCATGGGGAGATACAATTGCTTCCTTGGATGTATTGAAAAGAAATAACATTGATAAAGTTATTCATATTGGTCCATATCCAGAAATTAAAGATTTTTTAGAAGCGCAATCATTCATTAAAGAAGTGAAGTGCTATTATTATGATAATAGTAATAAAGCTGAATACATGAAAATATTAGCAAACTTAGCTAATAGAATTTATGAACAACATCACTTATCTCAATTACATAAAGATCTTAAGATGGATTTTTGTAATGTAGAAGATATTAAAAATTGCCTTATAGACTGGACTAGTGTTCATTACGAAACACAATTACCAGACAAAGTAAACATTTCTAAAAAATCAATTGATAAAGCTGAACAAATAATAAAATCGCTTCCTTTAGAATTTATTCTTTTACAACCTCAAAGTTTACATACTAATAAACAAGATGGTCATTATCCCCATTGGAATTCATTCATTAGCGCTATATCAGACAGAAAAGATATAGTTGTCATTGGAGAAAACAAAAACACCCCTATTTCAAGTAATTTCATGGATTTAAGGGGAGAGATAGATAGTGCTGAGATCTTTTTTGAACTAGTAAAGTATTCCAGATGTTTAATTACAGTACCAAATAATTTATATAATTATTGTCAGATTATTAAAGCACCAACACTATCTTTAAATCATGACTCTTTTAATTCTAGAAACCCATTTTTTAGAATGTCACACTCCAAATACACTTATAATGTTATGCATGGAGATACTGTAGAAAAAGCATTATCTTATTTAGAAGATATATTAAGTGGCAATACATTTAATCCACATAATTTTACTACAGCAGAGTACGTGGCTAAATTTACAGATATCACTTTAAACGATTACACTAAAATAATGAAATCTCACATGGTATTTCATTTATCAGATATTTTTAACACATATATAAATGATGTATGGTTTTTTCATGAATCAGTACCAAAATGGATAATTTATGAAAGTGCTAGATATTTGTCTACCAAAGGCTCTACATTTGCATCGGTGGGAAATAATATGATTTTAGGTAAGAGTATGGATTATCTAAAATCTTATGGAGCTAAATCAAGATCAATAAAAAAAACAAGCAAACAGAAAAAGATTCTATTTGCTTGTGAAAAGGTTGAATTTGATTATTATGATAAGGTGATTATTCTTTAATAATATTCTTTTACAGGAAGAATATGATTTATTACGATTGTGCTTCCTACAGTACTTCCAACTTTGAATCTTACCCAGTATCTAGGAGGATTTGGAGGAGTAAGAGCCATTCTCATAGTTCCAGCGTTGATACTATTATGTAAAGTTGTAAGAGGATCTAATGGTCTTGGGCTAGTTCCTTCTAAGATTGTAGGAAGCCAAGCTGTTTGCCATGTTCCTTTTACTTCTACTAAACCAGAGAATTTCATTGTATCTGAGTTGCCTGTAGAAGTATTATCAACAAGAGATGTATTTGATGATGACCAAGTAGTACCGTTCCAATATTCCATTGTTAAGGTTGTGTTGATGGTAGATGGTGTAGTAAGGTTAAAATCCCAATGGTTCATTTTTTCGCTTGAACCTATATAGATATAATCATTACCATCTGAGAATGATGCCTGGGATGCATTAAAGCCACCTCTGTTTGTCAAAGGCTGAGTAACGTCATATATTGTTCCACCCGTACCACCAGCTCCAGATTGTGCTTTACCGATAAGAATTCTATAATCCTTAGCATTATAATGAGGTGCTTTACCCATATAATCGGTTTTGACCCCGAATGTTTTTTGACCAACTACATCAATCATAACATTGATAGATGTTTTAGATGCTCCTAAATCAATCATCACATATGTATAATTCTCATTATATTCTGTTTCCATAAATACTGGTGGGTTGAAATTAGCTATACCTGTATACAATTGATCTGATTTAGCTGCAACAGATAAAGCCATTCCTCTAAAGTGATCATTTTCAGTTGAAGAATATCTGTAATGAGCACCATTACTTAATAAATAAATATTATATCCGCTTGAAATATTTGTCCCTGTTGTGTTCCATACTCTGATAGATCTAATATCACTTCTAGACCACCAAGGTAATGTAAAATAAACAAATTGTCCAGTAATTACTCCAGAAGAAATTTCTGCCTGAAGCATGCTATTATATTGTGAAAAAACTACACTCATCTGATAAACCTCATTATGATCAGTACGCTATTTCTTATTTTCTTTTCTTGATGTTTATATTCCTTGCTCATTGATATTTGAAGTCATTAGCAGTATAATAATTTGTAGCCTTGCAAATACCGTCTATACAAAAGGGAAGGGCGCTCTATTTGCAAGGTAATATTAAAAATATGAAAATTCAATACGTATCAATCAAACCGACACAAAAGGCAGATGAATTAGGCTGTCATGCTCTTACTCCTGAACTATTAGCCGCTACAGGTGCTAGATATTCAAGAAATAATGAAGGCCTTGATTCCATTGTAAGTAAAATTGATCCTAGTAATCTTGATAAGTCTGTAGATGGAATTTTCAAGATGCTTGATTATGGTCACCAGTCTATAGCGGACATGACACCTATTGCTTTATTTATTGATGAAATTTCACAATTTGCTGCATATTATCTTTGGACATTATCTCCTACTGCTGGTGGGCAGGAATGTTCAACGAGATACATTAAAATGGATGAATCAGGTTTAGTTGATGCTGAAACATTAGGTATTCCTGAGCATTTAGTAGATTCTTTTAATCATTTTAATAAGAAAGCTTTTAACAACTATCATACTGCATTGAAGGCTTGGACTAGATTAGCTGAATTACATCCTGAAGAAACAAAGATTCCTTCTGCATTACTTAATTCTGATTCTGACAAAGATAAGAAGGCTGTAGCTAGAATGAAGAGAAATTATGCTTTTGATCGTGCTAGAGTTTATATTCCTTTAGCTGCATCAACAGGTGTAATGATGATGCAATCCGCAAGAGCATGGGCGGGTATTTCTGCTCATCTTCAGTCTCACCCTCTCAAAGAATTAAATCTTATTGGTAAAGAAATTGCTGACAAGATGAGTATTGGCGCTCCTAGACTTTTGAAACATACAAAGCCTACGGAATCTATTCAAAAATATATTCTGTCAGAAATCGAATATAACAAAGAAGCTGGCCAATATACAGAAATAGACAACACCTATGAGTATGATACATATGTTGATATTGATGATCTTTATTATCCTGAAGAGCTAATTGTAAAAGCTTGTGAGACTCGTAGTAATCGTTATTCTCCATTTGGTTCTGTAGTCCAAAGAATGTCAGTGAAGTTTGCTTGGAACAGTATTAGTTTTGGTGAAATTCGTGACCTCAATCGCCACAGAACAGGAACTAAATATTGCCCATTGATTCCTTCAGGTTTCTATGGTGCTACAGAACAGATTCCTACTGAACAGAGCGACATTACTGATTATAATGCAGTAGATGATATTCATTCCTCATCTAAGAATTTTGAATCTACTACAGAATTCGCTAAAGAAATGATGAATGAACATCCAGAATACATTTATTTCACAAGTTTAGGGCACAAGTATTATTTTGAACATACTACTACTGCTGATAAATTCTTATATGAAATGGAACTCCGTACTGGCATTGGTGCTCATTATAGATATGCTGAACACTGTAAGAAAGCATTAGAAGCCTGGTTTGAAAAATATCCTCTTACTAAAGGATTAATTTTCGAAGGAACTGCTGAACCTGAATAAAAAATAGCCTCTAGAAATAGAGGCTATTCTGTTTTATGATTCTTTTTGGACCAGCTATACATTCCATAGAAATTAACCATAATGAACATTGTGTGTGTGAATGTTATAGCCCATTGACCTGTATACAAGGAATATGTAAACCACAAACCATCACTAACCATAAATAAGAACCAGCAAATAGGATTCTTTTTGATGTTATACCAAATACCTATCAAAGAAAAACATGCTGCAATATAACTAATATTCAAATCGAGCTCCCCTTTCTCAATCTAAAAATAAACATTTATTTTCCATCCATCTTTACAAATAAATGTTTTATAAGGTATTGTTTCATATTTTAGTGGACTATCTTTCTTACTGATGACCATTACATACATACCTTTGTTATTTGTTAAGTAAGTATGAAACGAATCTATTTCCATGCCTTCCATAATTACCGCAGTATAATCGCCTTTTTTATCTCTGCTGTAAGACTGTATTAAAGATGCTTGTGTAAAATATTTATTTACATTAGGATGAACCATAATATTATCTACTAGAACAAATTCCATAATAGCTTGTAAAATAGTTTCAAAATCCACTTCTTTACCCATAGCTGCTTTTTGTATTTCCATTCCAATCTCAAGTTCAGATAATTGTTTTTCTTCTTGTAAAGATTGTATTTTTATATTTTCAGAGCTATTAAATAATAAATATTCTTTAGTAATGCCTAAAATATTAAATTGAGAAATAGGTTTTTGTGCTTTATAAACATCTTCAAACATTTGCTTAATTACGTTTACATTAGTGGTTTTTATATTGTGACATATGATAAGATTAGTATATTGAGAATTTGTGAAATACATAAAATATCTTTGAGAAATATTTTCATAATCTTTTACCTTGGATAAATTTCTAATATATTTCACATAATCTGTATTTTTTTTCCATTCATTACTGGGCATTTTATCTCCTATAAATAAAAAATATCTATGGCATGATAAAAGATTATTTGTCCATCCAGCATATTTAAGAGCATCGTCTAATCCATAGCAGACAAAGCATAATAGGTTATTCATCACTATTTTTTGTACAGGGTTGCAGTTTGTTCTTCTCTATGTTATATTGAATAGAACGATTGAAGGAAGACAGAATGAGCACAGATTTTAGACCAACCAAATTCGAAGACATTATTGGTCAAGATAATGTCAAGGAATATTTGCAGATGAAAATAGCTGCTTATAAAAAGACATTAAATCCAGTACCACATATTCTTCTGCTTGGTTCTTCTGGACTTGGTAAAACGACCTTGGCTAATGTTTTTGCAATGGAGCTAGGTGTCACTTTTCATTCACACATGGCTACAAAGATTAAGACGTGGGAAGATTTTTATAATATTCTCAAAAAGGTAAGGGCTCATGATGTATTGTTTATTGATGAAATACATGCATTACCGCCAAAAGTACAAGAAGCATTATATTCTGTAATGGAAGATTTTAAGTGCCCATTACTTGACAAAAACCTAATTAACCCTATCACTGTATCCATTCCAAAGTTTACTCTTATTGGGGCTACTACTCATGGTGGAATGATTAAAGGTCCTCTGATTGGTAGATTTCAATACAAAGGCTATCTTATCGATTACAACAATGAACAATTGTCTGGTATGGCTAAGAATGCTTGTCGGCGGATATATGGTCTTGATTTACCTGATACCACTGCACTAAAAATGGCATCTACATGTAAACGTACAGCTAGAAATGTATATAGCATGTTACGTAATCTTATTGATGTTGCTGAATCAGATATTAGAGGCATGGTCTTTGGTGAACATCTAACCCCATCAATGTTGCTAAAAACCTTGAAAATGGAACGTATAGACCCTTATGTTGGATTAGACCCTATATCTCGTAAATACCTAACCGTATTACTTAGAGAAAATACAACACTAGGTTCACGTACTATTGCTAACATGATTAATGAGCAAGAAATAACCGTTGTATATATGATTGAACCGTTCCTTACTTCTGAAATCGCTTTAGAGTTCAAGAGTAACAATATGCCCAAAATTATTAATGGTCCATTTGTACGTATAACTCCTAAAGGGCGAGTTATTACAGAAGCAGGTAGAACATACCTAAGTATCTGTCGTAATCTCCAACATTCAGGCTGGTTTACTGGCGAGAACCTTGGTAACTTAGAGAACGTATATGAGAACACCTATTAGCAAAGAAATAGAGCTGTATGCAAATAAATTTTACAGTGTAGAAAATAGTATTGATAAATATTATAAATTTGAATTTAATAATCATAATAGAATCAATGATTATATAAGTAAAGACAATGAAGATTTATCTATCGTTGGTATATCTACGGATGAAGGAGCTTGTGGTCATTATAGACTCAAGCTTCCTCTTTTGTATTTAGATAGCTTAGGAATTAAAGTAGATTTAAGATTAGCTCCCGAAAATCTTAAAATTGATTTGAATTTAATTGCTGATGCTTCTCATGTAATCATATCAAGATTAGTAGATAAAGAGCTATTTGATGTTATTAGGAAAACATGTAATTATAATGACACTACTTTGATCTATGATATTGATGATAATTTACTAGATATAAAAGAAGATTCTCCCGCATTCCCTTATTTTGATCCTAGCACTATTTGGGGGAAACAAAATATTGATAACTTTAAGTATTGTTTTGATAATTCAGATGCTGTTATTTATAGCACTGAATATTTAAAAGAAGCATTACCACATTCAGATCCTCATGTAATTTACAACGGAGTAGATGTAGATTTGAAATTTAGGAATTGGGAATTTACAGAAAAGTTTAACTGGAGAGATTTTGCTGGTAACTGTAAATATGATTCTTCCACTGTTTGTATAGGATGGTCAGGGTCAGCTACTCATAAAAATGATTTGATTAGCATTAGTAGTGTTGTTCATTCTTTGCTTGATGAAAATGTTGTATTTGCTCTACAATGTGAAAAAGATTTGGCTTTAGATATAATTGCTAATCATTGGAAATTACCTATTGATAGATTTTTCTTATTACCGCAAGCTGATTTTGTTTTTTATCCCTGGATTCTATCTATATTTGATATCGGTTTAGCTCCATTATTAGATAATAATTTTAATAGATGTAAATCCTGGATCAAATTAGCTGAATATAATGCTCTTTGTATTCCATATGTAGCTTCTAATGTTGAGCCTTATGTCAAATATAATAAGCTGAACAATGGTGGTATTTTATGTGACAATCAAGCTACATGGGAATCAGCTTTACGTTATTTAATTAATGAAAAGCAAACAGCACATTCTTTAGCTTACGAAGGAAAAGTAGGTGTATATAATAATTTATCTACATCTATTGTAAATCATGGTCTATTGTATACATTAAGAACTATTTCTGAAAATAAAAATTCTGTAACAAAAGCTCCATCATACAATAATATAATAAATTTGTTTAAGGATTAAAATATGACACAAGAAGAATTTAAGAATTTAGAGAGATTATTTCATTTAGTGAATCCATATGAAAAATTTCAATATAAAAAGTATAAGCATGATGTAACCGGATGGACTCATACTACAGCTACATTTGAAGCATTGATCAAGATTGTTCAGCCTACGTTAATTATTGAAGCTGGCTCATGGAAGGGCAAATCAGCTTCAGTGATGGCTAAGTATGCTAAAGAGTTGGATCATTTTTGTGGGATTGCTTGTGTAGATACTTGGTTAGGTGCTAGAGAATTTTTCACCCATCAAAGAAGTGTGATTGACAATTCTTGGTTTAATGATTTTGTATCTAACCCTGATTTCCACAAAGAACGCTATGATGAATTAAAACTAAAGAATGGATATCCTAGTGTTTATTATTCATTCCTTGCCAATATGATGCATGAAGGAATTCAAGACATGGTTATTCCTTTTCCTATGCCTTCAACAATGGGTGCGAGATATTTTAAAGCTGCAGATGTTGTTTCTGAATTAATCTTCATTGATGCATCCCACGAAGAAGAAGATGTTTATAATGATCTCCAAGCATATAACACATTACTTGCTCCAGACGGGGTTATGTTTGGAGACGATATTTGGATTAATGATGTTAGAAAAGCAGTGGAAAGATTCTGCCTAAGTAAATATATCAAGCCTGTTTTTACTGATGCATACTGGGTTATTAGTAAAAATCAACATGTATTAAAGCAATATGAAGAACTAGTTAAAACACTATAGATTTTTATGTATAGCATCTTGAGGGGATGGATAATTAGGTAACACACTTCTTGCTTTATCCATATCCCTCGGTGTTATTACATTACCTTCAATATCGTGATTTTGATGAATACAGATTGATCTAGAATCTAATAATGTTTTGGTAGGAATATTTAATAAATGTCTTCTCCAAAGAAAATCCATATCAATACTTCCCCATTCATCAAATTCAGTCATTCCACCGATTCTACGCCATGTTTTTTTAGTCATAGCACCAAATACCCATGACTGCCAATCTGTATGTTGATCCATTTTTATATGGGAATAATCCGATACTATTTCTGGATTATAAAAACCATCTAATTTTCTAATATTGAGCGTATCTTCTTTCCAGTCAACAGAATCAATATTAATTTGTTCTTCTTGTGTAAGGTAATATATTTTACAAGCTAAATACATTTCATCTTGCATATTATTGTATATATTAATTAAAGCTTCACTACCCGGTATTACTTCTGGGTGTGTCGCAACTATGATGTCATTTTTAGCTGCTCTTATTCCAAGATTAATATTTCTTGCACAATCACGCCATAATCCAGGTTTTTTTCTTACGATTATTGTTTTGATATCTAAGAAATTTGACCACTGTTTAAGTAAGTTTTGGGTATCATCAGTTGAATCATCATCAACAACAATTAATTCAAAATCTTTGTATTGTTGTCTATGATATAATTCTAAAGATCTAGCTAATAAATGAGCTCTATTGTAAGTTACCATAACTATTGAAATCATATTTTTTTTGTACATAGGTTTATGGATTGTCCTGAAATCCAATAGGAAAAGGCCAAATGTTTGATTTACAAAACGATCAGGTTTTTGTAATATAAAGGTAGGAATTTTATGAGTAAAATGATTCTAAGTGGTGATGAATCACGTAAAGCAATTGAACGGGGTATTGTAATAGTTGGAGAATCTGTTGCCTGTACCCTTGGTCCTCGTGGTAGAAATGTTGTTATCCAAACTCCTTCTGGACCAATCGTTACTAAAGATGGCGTTACAGTTGCTAAAAATATCACCCTTGAATGTCCGTATGAAGATCTTGGGGCTCAATTATGTAAGCAAGTATCTGCCAAGACTAATGATGTAGCAGGGGATGGAACAACCACCGCTACAGTTCTGGCTCAAGCATTAGTTAAAGAAGGCTTAAGATATGTTGCTGCTGGTGGTAATCCAATTAGTCTCAAGCGTGGTATTGATAAGGCCGTAGATGCAGTAGTAGAGATTATTAGAAATATTTCCAAGCCGATTGAAAATAAAGATGAAATTAATTTCGTAGCTACAATTTCTGGAAATGAAGCTGAAGTTGGTAATCTTGTTGCGGATGCCATGGAAGGTGTTGGCAAGGATGGTGTTATTACTATCGAAGAATCCAGAGGCAGAGAAACAACTTTGGATTTTGTAGAAGGTATGCAAATTGACAAGGGATATATCTCAGTTCATTTTGTTAATAATCCTGAAAAAATGACTGCAAAGCATGTTGATCCTTTTGTATTACTTCATGATGGTAAGATCAATGATGCTAAGGCTCTTGTAGAATTTATTCAAAAGACTCCAGATATTGTTAATGGTAAACGTCCTCTTGTTATTGTTGCTGAATCTGTAGAGGGTGATGCATTACAGTTATTAGTTATTAATGCATATCAAGGTAAGAAGCCATGGGTAGCGATTAAAACACCTGGATTTGCTGCTCAGAAGAAAGATTATTTATATGACCTCGCTGCGTTGACAGGTGGTAAAGTTATTTCTTCAGAGATGGGAAGTACATTGTCCGATGCTACTTCTGAGTATCTAGGTAGTGCGAAGCTTATTGAAGTATCTAAGGAATCTACTACTATTGTTGATGGCGGTGGAAGTGGACAAGATATTGAAGATCGTATTCTACAAATCAAGGCTACTCTTGAATCTGTAGAATCTGATTATGAACATAGAATCTTGTCTGGAAGAATCGCAAAGCTTTCTGGTGGTGTTGCAGTAATCAAAGTTGGAGCTTCTACTGAGGCTGAAATGATTGAAAAGAAGTATCGTTATGAAGATGCTTTGGCTGCGACGAGAGCTGCTGTTGAAGAAGGCATTGTTCCTGGTGGCGGTGTTACTCTTCTTAGAGCTGCAAAGAAACTAAGACTAAAGCTTGCTGACGAAGATGAGAATATCGGAGTCCTAATTGTCAAGAAAGCATTAGAAGCTCCTCTCCGCCGTATTGCCCTTAACGCTGGTATGAGTCCAGATGTTGTTGTCAATGATGTTTTAAAAAGCAAAGAAGGCAAGGGTTTAGATGCTAGACTAGGCAAGATTGTTAATATGCTAGAGTCTGGTATTATCGATCCTGCTAAAGTAACTCGTTGTGCTTTACAGAATGCAGCTTCAATTGCAGGGCTAGTATTGACAACAGAGACTCTTATTGTAGATAAGCCTGTAGAATCCGATAAGGTTCTTGTTAGTGGCGATATGCTCCAATAAAGAGTGAAATAAATCAAATAGAAAGGAGTAGGAAAATGGGAGTGTACGATCCTCTTAATACTAAAAAGACATCAATGGACAAATATCTTAAGATTATTTTCTATGTTGTAACGTTTGGTGTTTTAGCTGTTGGTTTATCTCAGTTTGCTTGTAATACTGAAGTTAAGCCACCAACTCCCCCTGTAATGTAGTATGACAGATAATCTTTATTATTATTCGGCCATAGTAAAAAAAGTAGTAGATGGAGACACAATTCACTGTCAGGTTGATTTAGGTTTCGGTGTCAATTTCTACGATATGGATTTTAGATTTGCTGGTATTAACGCTCCTGAGACTCGTGGTGAAACAAGAGTAGCAGGACTGGAATCTAAAGTTTTCTTAACCGACCTACTCCTTAATAAACCTATAATGGTTCAAACTATTAAGGATAAACAAGAAAAATATGGTAGATATCTTGCCATTGTTTATGTTAAAGGACCGGATGGCTGGGTAAATGTAAATGAATTGTTACTTCAAAAAGGGCTTGCAGTAAAGTTCATGTAGTTATATAACTATAAATTTATAAAAGCTGTTCATTGATGTGAACAGCTTTTATTTTTTTATAACACAACATCAAAATAAGAAATCAAGATAACGTAATGGAAATTTCTCATAAAAGAAAAGAATTTGATCCTATTCTATACAATGAAAAAGATTATCAAGGCAAAGTTCTAGC